ATCTATTGTTAAGTAGAGCAGTGCCTATCCCCACCCTACCCACGTTGTTTATCCGCATCCTTTCAGTCGGGCTAGACGCGCCATCAGCCGTCGTGCTGAACACCAACCTTCCGGGCATGTCGTTGGTGCCGGGGGTCTGGTCTACTGCCGCCGTAATCTCTGCCGCGCGAATGAAAGCAGTGCCATCTGAACCTTGAAAACTAACTTGACCTAGTAGCGTGCCTGATGCAACAGAACCGCCAGTATGAGTGCCAACGGTGCCGCTGTTGCATTTTGCCAAAACTAAAGAACTTGCTTGAGTAGTGGATGCAAACCATGCAGAGGCACCATAAGACGCTTGCGCCGCCGCACTTACTGCGTGAAGTTGAGCGTATGGCCCCATTGCACCGCCGCTCCCGGGATTGACTACGCTAAGGGTAGATGTATTGCCAACAATAAGCTGACCAACGCTGTTCACAACGAACGGAGTTCCGTCAGGGTTAGCTTCGTCCTCAACTAGCAGAGCGTTGCCTGCGCCAGTTTGCGTAATCCGCAGGGCATCTGAGGATGAATTGACCGATATGATCTGGTTATTGGTGAACGTATTGGCGGTGGCAGTGCCCGCTTTGCTGTTTAGCTGCGTTTGTATGGCACTCGTAACGCCAGATAGGTAGCCAAGTTCTGTATCGGTAGCAGTAGACACTGCTACTTTTCCAGAGGAATTAGAAATAAGAGCTCTGGATGCAGTTAGATCAGAAGCCGTGATAGTGCTCGCGCCTCCTGAAATCGGAACTTGGTAGTCTGTGCCAGCTGTTGCAGCACTAATAGACGTTCCATTGCCTTTCAGAAGCCCAGTGATCGAGGTGGATAAAGTAATCGCGGGAGTCGTAGTCGCTGTGGTGACCGTCCCTGCAAAACCATTAGCCGAAGCGATAGAAAGAGAAGTAACAGACCCAGACACATCGACAACGGTTTCTGTTCCGAGTACGTTCTTCTTGAGGTACAACTTGCCGTCGTAGGTATTGACGGCAAGTTCTCCCAACTGAATTTGCGCGGTAGTTGGGACTTTCCCGTTAACCGCGCTCTGTCTATGCTTGATCGTATTTGCCATATAAAGGCTCCCTTAAATGCCTAAACAGGCGGGATGAAAAAATATTTAGAAGGTACCGCCGTCGATAGTTATACCGTCAAAGGTAGTCAGGTTAGTAATAGAACCGCCTGTTATAGCCACGTTGCTCGCCGCCTGCGTACTTATAGAACCAAGTCCTAGAGTGGTCCGTGCAGTAGCAGCATCCGCATCGTCTATCAGCGTTCTACCAAAGGCAGAAAGTGTAGTCGTTGAGAAAGTATCAGACGCCGTTGCATAGATTAGAGAATTAGCAACAGTCGTAACAGCTGCTAAGGCAGTAAGAGTCGCATCGAGCGATTGAGCATCCGTAATACCATAACCTGACAACGTAGTCGGGTTAGTCCCACCCGTTACTCGACCGTAGGTGTCAACCGTGACGGATTTGTAAGTGCTGGCAGATACGCCAGTAGTTGCTAGATCAATGCTGTCAGCGTTGACGACAATGCGTGCCGAGGAAGCAGTCACAACGTCGATCTGACTACCCGTCTTTGTAAGACCCGCTCCAGCCGTAATCTGGCCTGCACCAGAAAACTGCGTGAATGTGAGGGCCGTAGTACCTAGGACGATTGGGTCATTGGTAGTCAAAACCCAGCCAGTGTCAGCACTAGCTGTGCCTTCCGCAACGAACGTAAACATACCAGCGTTGACTTCTGCAAAAAGATCTGCGTCCGTAGATCTGGACCATGCAGTGGCGCTTACAACATAGATACCGTTAGCAGAACCTGCAGACTGATCTTTTACAAGAACTCGATCTCCGGCGACTACCGCTACGCCGTCGATAGTCTGTGTACCCGATAGCGTGATATTCGCTGTGGTAGCTACACGAACGCTGTCTTTTACATCCAGCCCAGCTCGAGCGCTGTCCACATAAGCCTTAGTAGCTGCGTCAGTGTCTGCTGTGGGCGTGCCAAGACCAGTGATTTTCTGGCTATTTAAGCTGACCGCTGCCGTCGGTACGGCCATCTGATCCAGACGACTAGTACGTACCTGCGTGTCAAAATCCGAAATCTTCGCGGCTGTTAACGTAGGAATATCTGAAGCCGCTAGAGTAGTGCCTGACGTAACTCGTCCTTTCGCGTCAGTAGTGACTTTAGTATAAGTGCCTGCGGTACCGACAGAAGCAAGAGTGAGCGTAACAGAGACAGTGCCTGATCCGGAGGCGTCGCCGGATATGGTTATTGTCTGGTTAGCAGTCAGATAGGACTGACCTTTGACAAATGCTGTAGTAGCTACTTTTGTGGAGCTATCAGTTAGCGTCTGAGTCGTGGCCGAGGTCGACGCACCTAAGTCGTTCGTACCGGAAAAGGTTTTATCTCCGCTAATCGTCTGAGCAGACGAAAGCGTAACCATAGCTCCTCTACCGCCAATAGCTTCAATGGTAGTAGCTGTTCCGCCAGCACCACCCGTGCCTTTACCGTAGTAAAGGACATCGTCCATCTCGTTGAACGCCAATTCTGCATTTGCCAGAGAACTCGGAGCGCCGACAGCGCCGCTAGCTCTTCGTTTAATACGAACAGTATTAGCCATTAGAAATTACCTCCATCGGTTAAATTGAGCTGCGGATCGTTAGTCCAAATAGCCCCGGTGTACTTAAGAACATCATTAGCTGCTAAGTTAGAAAACTGAACAGGAATTCCAATACCATCTGCTCCTTTGTCACCCTGAGGACCGGGGACGCCGGGGACACCTTGCTCGCCGACAGTCACGACGTAGCTTTGCATCTCGTCTACACTAACGACAATATCGGGTCTGTGTTCTGTAGCAACTATGATGTCGGGCTTTTGGATTACTGTAGTAGCTAACCCCTGCCCGTCAATTGCTACGACGTGACCGAGGTTACGTTCAACCGCAACTGCTACGTCTAAAACCGTTTCGGTAGCGACGATGATATCGGGTTTTTGGATAACCAAGTTATCGGCCATATAACAATCTCTAGGTAGTGAACCCGACACATTTAGATTCTACCATGTGTCTGATTAATATAGATAAAAGGGCGGTTTGGGCTAATTTATACTGTGCCCAAACCGCCCTTGGTATCAAAGAATACCGCTACCGCAAAAACGTCACGCGTCTGAAGTAACTTCTTTAGTGATCTTCGCGGTTCCGTACAAAATAGCCGTGACAACTCCAGCTGAATCCTCTACTTCTAAATCATAGACAGCTCGTGACCAAGTTTGTGCAGCTGTATCAGTAGCATCGATTACGATAGAGATGGAATGCTCTGAGGTACTAATCACTAACCGCCCGTTCTGAGTGGTGAGAGACATAAGCTGCGTACCACCGACTTTATCGCGAATGGTCATCCTAGCTGTGAAACCAGTCAAATTGACTGGAGTGTTGAACTGAAGATACCCTCCAGACGTATAGGCCTTGTACTCAGCAGCGTTGACCGAATCCAGCTGAATGATGCTGGAGCTGATGACCGACGCTTTGTGATAATCAGACGCTTTCGGTGGATCACCCAGAGCATTAATCTGAGTCATTCCTTTTACCGAGACGACAGCTACCCGCCATCCATTCGGAATACCATGACCTGCAGCGGTTATCTGGACAGGAGCGGTCTGAGAGATAGCGCTAATGGCTTTGTACAGGATAGGAGCTGATTCCCACCGAATCTTTCGTTGGAAAGTCTCGCCCTGCCTGATAACAATATCGTATTTAAGAGCCATTGATCACGATCTCCGATTAGATCCCACCATAAGCGACAACCCGAGTCTTGTGCTTTGCGACTTCTTTCTCTCGCCGCGCAAGGGCACAATAATCGAAGAAAGCCACCTTCATTTCTTCCGATTTAGTCTTGTTGAATGTCTCAGCATCGTGCTTATTATACGCTAAGTGCTTCATCCACTTCAGAAAATGTAAGTGGTGATGCGGTTTAACGTCGTCAATCGAAGACGAACTCTCGGTAAGCACGTCGCGAGGTAATCTCTCGATTAGCAAACTTACGGTGTCGTCTTGATCAGGTATATTCACCCAACGCACGGTGTCCGGCTCCAAACCGATGATCATATATCGAACCGGACCGACTGTATCAGTCATGTTCAATCTTCGAAGAACACCGAAGTCTTCATCATTCAGATGGGAGGCATCCTGAGCGTTAATAATCTTCACTTCACGCCCGTTAGAGAGAGTTGCTTGGCGTATACGGAGAATAGAAGAGTCTATCTCCGCGATCGCCTCTCCGGTTGCCACAGGGACAGAGCACGCGTCGGATGAATAGTCCGAGACGCCGCCGAGGAGCCGTACAAACATATAGTATGCGTCGTTCATATACGCATAAACTTCATCATCAGACCATAGATACGGACGCGCCGTATCTACTACATCGCTTCTAAAGAGATCGTACAGCTCGTCGGTAGTCATTCTTGTTCAGCCTTTAAAGAAGAATAAGTCTGCCATGCAGCATCGCGTTCGCGATTAGTTACTTCAAATCCGCAGATATCCCAAACTTTTTTCACGTGGGGCAAACCACTCGCTGTGAAATCGCCGCGATCCTGCCTAGCCAGAAGAGTATCGAATGCCGCAAAAATTGCCTTTTCGCGTTCTTCGGGAGCCATGATAACAACGGGTGCTACTTCGTCACCCAAGGTATCTGTCTGTTCAGAAGATACAGCACCAATAGATACTGCATCAGGTACACATGCGGGTGGAACCCAGACTTCCTGACCCTTTACAAATTGAATAGTGTGTCCTTTAGTAGTCCTTAAAGTGTAGTTGCGATGCAACGTAAAGAAAGGCATAAAGTCTCCATGCGGTTAATAAAAAAGGGGGCCGAAGCCCCCTTTCGGGATTCAGATTTAGCCAATCTGAACTTCGTTGGACCGGCCATCCACAGTGTAGGCCACCCGTACACGAATCTTGCCTGCGGAAGCATTAGCTACCGTAGACGCAATAGCGATACGAATATTACCACCGGCATTTGCGTTAGCATTGTAACCCAAACCTGTCAGTGCCGTGCGTCCTGCAGACAGGACAGACGTAGCTGCCAGTAGAGCAGTAGCAGAAGCACTAGTACCGACTGATACAGTATAAGCAGTCGGGCCAACACCAGCGGTTTCTACAATCAGCTCGCCGCCTTGGATGATAGCGCCCGGAGGCAGCGGAATTACTTCAAAAGTACCGGCGTCGGTATAAACAGAACCAAAAGTCTTGGTCACTCCGTTTACGTCAACCATAGTATCGTTGAAGTTGAATACAAACTCAGCAATCAAAGGATACTGAGCAGCACGAGTTGCGATCAATTTAGTCATTTCAAACTCCTAAAGCGGGTGTGGAGTGAGCCCCTAAAAAGGGGCTCTCCCAATTACTGTGCGGTGTAGACGCTTATGACGCCATGGTCTTCGACAGTTCCGCCGGAATACTGAGTGTAGAACTGCGGCTTGAGGAAGCCGACAATCTTCTGCACTGAGATACCCTGTTGGTTCTCGTAGTCAAAGCCTTTTTCTACCCATTCTGGAGCTCCGATGTCGGCCATCCCCAGTGCCTGAGCGCCGCAGAACAAGATCTGACAGCCATCGACGGTACCAGAGGAACCGTATTTGGAGCCAGAAGCTGCCAGACGGGTGTTAGGTACATGGCGGAACTCGTGGAAGTAGATGCCGTCGATTTTCACAGAAGTACCGGTGAACAGGTTGTTGCCGTCGCCGCGAGGCTGAGCATGACGCAGGTTCAACAGGTAGGTCTGGTCGAGCTTCAGCTTAGCCATAGCGGTCGGAGACAGGAAGCAATGGTAGGTTTCCTCACCGCCTGCTTCCTTCACACCACGGATGTAGTTGTCTTTGGCGAAAGCTTTCAGCTGTACGAACAGTTCCCAAGAAGGGGTGTCGGTAGCAGCTACACCAGAAGACGCACCGCCAAGGATCAGAGACTTGGTAGAGCTGGTGCCATCCCAACGGAATACACGCTTGCTGGAAGGCGCTTTAACATCGGCTGCGAACTCAAGATAGGGCATATCAGAACCGGTGCGGGTACCGCCAGAGTTCTTGTTACCGTATCCAATACCAGCCATGGTCAGGAACGCCAGCTGGTCTAAGCGATCTGCCAACCAATAGGCCAGTACGTCGCGGCTGTTGTTACGAAACTCGACAATGGACTTCTGGTCAGCCATACGGCCTTCGTGACGATTAGCATGACGCAGCTGATCAAGCTTAATAACCTGATCAAACGACTTCATTGCCTCTTCGTTACCTTCCAGCGTGCGATCCCCAGCAATACCATCTCCTTCGAGATCGGTCAGCAGAGTAATAACAGCGCGTGCGCCTTTTTCTGACTTCTTCAGCTCGGTAATGTGCTGAATAATGCTATTGGAGTCTTTGCCCAGAAACTGGTTAACGAACGAATAGTTACGTGCCTGCTTCCACAGATCCAAAGACCATACGGTTTTCTGCTCAGAGGTGAGCAAACCAAAATTGGTTAATGCCATCGCGGCTTCTCCTAAAAAGAGGGATAGATAAGGTTATGTCTCCGTAGCCTTATCGCCGCCACCGCGAAGTTTCATTCGTGCGTGAATGACTCGAACCCTTATATCGCTAGGGGTTAATGCGTATAAGCCTATGATATGCTCAAAAAAATAAAGGAGTCAAGCGACTCCTTTATTTTTTTGTTATTTTGTGACTAATACCTAGCCATCATCTAGTAAACTCGGTCATTCGACCTCAGGTATCATACAAAATCACCACGCAGCTCAGAAAGTTTGGATTCTGGGAGTTTCACAAACTCGTCGTAGCTCATTTTCATAACAGCGGAAGAATCTAGCGGTCCACCAGTCTTGTCATGGTCCACACCCATAGCATTAGTACTAGCGGGCTGTTTATTCTTGGCTTCCAAGGCTTTCTTCACGGCTTCTTCTTTACGTCTGAGGCCTGATTCAGCCACTCTTTCTTTACCAGCGCTGTTCTTCTGAATAGGACCGAGGATGATTTCGACCGCTTCTTTAAGCGCCTGCGATGCTGACATACGTTCAGTCTGCATAAGACCAGACATCATCGCGGTCATCTTACGAACGGTTGCTTTGTCGAACTCCTCTGCATCAGGATTAATCTGCGGGTAATCTGCTTCTAGCTTAGCAACTAGAGCTTCGTAGCGAACTTCCTCCTTAGCCTGATTTTTCGCAGCGCTGGCCTTAGCCTCGGCCTTGTGTTCCGCCATCTCAGCCTGCATCCCGAGGATCTGCTCCATAAGATCCGAAGCCTTCTCGAGTTCGCCATCAGCCAATAAGCTAGTATGCTGCTCAATCATCCCTCTTATGGCTTTTTGAGCCTTGGCGTAGTCAGCAGACGTCTCGCGCTGCGCTTCTCTGTCTTCATACTCCTTCAGACGCCGTGCAAACTCTTCTTTTTCACCGCGCTCCTTTCTTACAGCCTCGTCGAAACGATCCTTGGGAATAAATCTGCCTTTATCTTCTTTGCCCTTAGCATTCTTGGGTTCTAGCTCATCTAGCTCTTCAGGTTCTTGGGGCTCCTCAGGCTCGGCAGGGTCTTCGACTTGCCCAAAGGGTTCAGAGTCCTCCGGAGCCTCCGGGACTTCAGAAACAGACTCAGAAATGAAATCTCCGCGATCTACTGCTCCACTACCTGCGCCATCCGCGCCAGCTTCTGCCATATATCCGTTCGCAATCAGTAGGGTTTTGAGTAAGGTACTCACTTGGTTTTCTCCTTAGGGGTTGTTTTGGCTCGTGCCGGTTGTTTAATCTGCTGGTTTTTGACGACTTCATGCGCTTCAGCCGACTGGGCCATATTCATGGCGTGCTGCTGCTCGTTATGCTCTAGCTTCTGCGCGGTCTGTGCAGCAGTGGCTTGAAGCTTGAGATCAAACTCCTGCCGCTTCAGTTCTAGCTCTTGCTTCTTGAAGGCTAATTCCATCTCCATTTCTTCGCGTCGTATCTGAAGCTCCTGCTGTGCTTTCTGGATCTCCATCTGCATCCGCTGCGTATCGGCTGGGTCGGCCTGAGACTGCTTCTGCGCCTTAACCATCTCCATCTGAGTCTTGGCTTGTTTAAGCCCAGCATCTGCTTCAATACGAGCTGATGCTGCCTTGAGATTAGCCAGTTCAAGTTCGGCCTGCATCCGCTGTAGTTGGGCTTGATACTGTGCTTCCGGAGCCTGCTGAGCGTCCTGCATCTTCTTGATAATATCAGCCCGTCTATTCAGACGACTGTTCTCGATCAGGACATCATCAGGGATCTGAATGCCCAGTTCGCGTAGGTTGATCGCCTGCTCAAACTGACTGTCTTCAAGAGTTTCTCTATGCGGCGTGCTAGAGACTATAACGTCGTACTCACCCATCGTAAGATCGTTGAGGATCTCACCCGTGACTGGGTCTGGAGTGTTGATGTTAACCTGCTCTGCCTCTCCAGTGACGCGGTTTTTGACCACATTCATGATACGAGGCTCAGTATAGAACTCCTGAACTATATCGAGAATGTTACGAGCGAGAATATAGTCCGTACGAGAAATACCATCAAGCGGTTTTGACAGATTCAGGCTACCTCGGCTCTGATTAGCCACTACTGCCTTAGCCGAAACGTCCTCTCTCGCGTTACCAGCCATGTAGTCAGTTACGCCAGAAATACCCTTGATATGCTCTTCCGCTTTATAAGAGAATCGGTCTAATCCAGTCGGAGTCTGATTTGGGTTAATCTTCTCGATAACTTCACGCGGAGATCCATCTACTTCAAGCACCAGCCCAGTTTCTGCGCCGCGCTGCTCCAACTCCTCAATCTGCATATTGCGGAGCTTACCCGTCTGAACAATCCAGCCCGAGTTAGCCGTAGTGTTGATAACGTGCAGCTCTTGGCTAGTGACTTTGTTGAGATACTCCTGCGGGCCGAGCAAGTTTTCGACCAATCCCACAGTCTTACCGCGACGGAAATACGGAAAGTACGGAACAACCGTGTAGTGCTTGTAGGGAGACCAGTCGTCGTGCAGCACGATATTGTCAGCAGTGACGGTCCACCGGATGCGCTTAACTTTCTTAGTCGTGATAGCTAACCCAAACTGATCCATGACCAGCTTAATCTTCTCTCTGTCCCAACCATCGGGTACAGGTCTCATATCACCGGTCTTCAGATCGACAAAGTGTTTCTGGTTGTCTAGCAGCTTATACTGCCGCTCAATAACCCGTACATTTCGAATCACTTCGGCCTGATCCCAAGGACCCAAGTAATACCCCTTGTTATAGTAAAACCCAAACCGATCGCGCTCACGCTCGATGGAGTCATAGCCGTATGGGAAGAATGAACTACCGCGAGTTTTCAACAACTCGGCGTCTTCAGAGTTATAGAGCAGGGCAATGTCCTGCCAAGTCATCCACTTAGTTACGAATACATCGTTCCACGTATCGGGATCGTACTCCTCAGCATCCGGATCAATCAGAACGTTCTTAGGGTTGAGGTTGTCAATCTTCACCTCTCCTGTCATCGAATCTGTAAAGTCCAGCCGCACATCCAAAAAACCACGGCTGGTTATAACACCGTCGCAGAACATGTCGCTGCGCTTCCAATCCAGCTGGTTGTTGTCCGAGATCTGCCTGAACACTTTAGTGAGTGTTTCGGCAAGCTGAGGCGACGCACCTGAACGGGGCTGATAAGAAATATCACTCCGGTTGTGAATCTGCTCGCCCAATACATTCCCTATCGTACTGATGATCTTGTTAATCGTCAGTGCGGGGCGGCGCTGCGCCTGCAGCAGAGCCATGTCATTGGGGTCCCACTGCTGCCCGATAAAAAAGTTGTTGCACTTATCAGCCTTCTTTACGAAATCAGCGTGTCCGTTGTCACGAACAAACTGATAGCGCATCCACTGGTGCATCGAAGTTTTAGTGTCTATGGGCATGGGCTGTTTTCCTTATGCGAGATTATTTCAAAAACCGGAGCTTGTACTGAGTCGACCTAATCAGGGCTACGATCTCATCAATAATATTCTGCAGATAAGAATCATCTTCGTCACAGCAGTCATACCGATTCTCGTTTATCCACGAACCGAGATCGTTGATCATTTCTAGCGGTACGTCAGTATAGACGTACTTCTTAGGGTAATCCTCAATCAACCCGTAATCACCTTGGTACGCCTCGGCGAAGCTGTCGACCAGCGGTACTATCTCGTCGTAAAACTCATTTAGCGCCTTGTGCTGCGCGTAGGATTTCGTTTTAAGGTGCAAGACGTGAGCGGTAGTACGCGCATGAAAACAGCGCATGATCAATTCACCAGACTTCGAAATCATATAATCTTCTCCAAATACGCAGTTATGCAGCCATCCAGCTGCCGTCACTACCGGCTATGTGCTGGCTTAATCTGTCTCTCCAGCTCTCAGGCACCTTAGCTTTAGGTGGGGGTTTAGGACTCTTACCCACACAAAGATTAACTGCCCATGCCATGGCGTCCACCATATCATCGTGGGCACCGGCCGGAAATCTCAAAAACTCCGTCTGTATGTCATTGAGCCACGAAGCATTTTGTGGGAAGTATACCCTACCCTGCTGCATACGTCCCTGCAAAGACCTAGCTCTGGCAAGTTTATCTGTCAGAGGCTTCAAAACTTCATAAGGCGGATACATATTACGCTCGGCCATACGTTTACTCAGCAGCGGCTTTATAGCTTTCCAAATCTGGCTATCCTCAAATCCAAGCGTCAAAGGTGCAGTAGGCTCCTGCCCCCAGCGCTCCGCAGCATTCAATATCTCCTCCACAATCGTGAAGCTGTCACCCTTAAACCGAATAACCTCTACAACATGCAGGAAGTCGTTCTCATCCTGTATCAACGTGACGCCTACAGTGAAGTCATTCACCTGCCTCTCACCGATAGCAAAGTCCCACGCTTGAAAAACATTTCTGTTGTAAGCAATGGGTGGCACAGACTCGAACTTAAAATACTCTCTCCTAAAGTACATACCCTCGTCTGGTACAGGGTTCTGCTGAAACAACGCAGACCATATACGAGGCGGCTGGTTTGCCTTCATTGCGGCCATCATCTTCTCACTGTACCTCTCGGGGTGCAGGGCTTCTCCGGGCATACGCAGCAATTCGTACGTCTCCCCTAGATCAGAAGGTATACTAGTCCCTGCCTCCCTCTGCAGGAGGCGCACGCTCTGGTGTGCAAAGTCCAGCGCCTCGTCGTACCGCTCTATAAGATCCGTCTCCTTATTCCTATACTCCCACTTCTCGGCAAGTGCCGGATACTTAATGATCAAAAACTGATCAGCCTCTGCATCAGTAATCATCTTCTGCTGCAGACGGCCTGCTAGATCATCATCGTGCCACCAAGTCTGTATAACAAGCACGCCGCCACCGGGGGCCAGACGCGTATACGCAGTAGACCAATACCAATCCCACAGACTGTCGCGAGTAACGACAGAATCCGCTTCCTCCTGATTCTTAATCGGATCATCAATAATCAGAATCGTAGCCCCCTTACCCGTAATACCACCTCCTACACCGGCAGCAGTAAATCCGCCACCTGCCGTCGTATTCCATGCTTCTGCACTCTGTGAGTCAGGGTCCATCTGAGTCGTCGTAAACAATGGGCTGAAGCCGGGGTCTCTCACAATCTCGCGTACTTTGCGAGAAAACTTCATAGGTAGGTCGAGGTTATATCCGCAGTTAATCACCTCCCATGCCGGATGATGACCCAGCACAAAAGCTGGAAAGCGAATGGACGCTAGCTCACTCTTACCGTGTCGAGGCGGCACTAACAACATCAGCCTAGGAGACAACTTCGCTTCCACATCCCGCATGAACTGCTCAAGACGACGTGCAATATCGACATGCAGCCATCCGGGCTGATACGAAGGGTAGAACCGCTTGGTAAACTGAATAAGGCTACGCCGCGCAAGCACGCGCTTGGCCATCTCCAACTTAACCTTGGGGTCTAGCTGATCAATCGGTAAGTGAGGGTCCATCAAAACAGCTGTGTGTGGATCAGACTTCACAAGCTCTGCCGCATCTTTGGCTCGTTCCTTAGCCTGCTCTTCCCTGTACAGCTCTCTTAACCGAGCATTTCCTCTCTTAATCGGCAGTTCAGGCGCAGCTTTGGCCTTAGTCTTGGGCGTAGTCTTAGTCTTGGGCGTAGTCTTAGTCTTGGGCGTAGTCTTAGTCTTAGGCGTAGTCTTAGTCTTGGGCGTAGTCATACGCTACTATCCGATAAGGTCTGCAGCTCATCCAGCACAAGGCTGGCCTCTCCTTCAATAATCGACCGGCTGTCTTCTACCATCTGCAGCAAGTCAGAATCGCTGAGAGTCTCCAATTTATCCACGATTCGCTTTGCGGTTACCGTAATATCCACCTTCTTCACTTCTGGTGCGTAATACCCGCACATTCGGCCTATTTCCCGCCAACCAGCAATCATATTTCCACTGTCAGCCTGCATTTTCGCCATATCAATAGCTTCCAAAAAGCCGTCCATAACCTTCTTCCGACTAACATCGGCGACTTTTTCATGCTTCTTGTGCAAATAAGCAATTGCGTCTCGGACTTTTCGGCTCAAAAGCACCTGAGTTCCGCTCTGGTGTGGAGAAGCGTATCCAGCAATTCGGGCTGAAACCACTGGGGATTTGCCCTGCATGATGCTTTCCACAAACAACTTCTGCTGGGGCGTCAAATAATGAAGCGGGGACGTGAGTTTGGTCACTTTTGGCGAGTACACCTCCTTGTTCTCCTCAGTATATGGAGCCGAGGTAATCTTTTTTCCTTCATTCTTTGGCCTAGCCATGACAGTCCTCAAGTTTTTGAAAGATCGGACATTATTTTGCCACAAAAAATTTACAAAATTTTTTTGAAATCTGAAATCGGAAAAATCCAACTCTCCAGTAGAGAAAAAACAGTTTCCGAAAACAAAATCGGCCCTCGCACTGAGCTGAACAGAAGAAGAACAAGGAGGCTGAGAACAAAGAAGAACTCGGAGGCTGAGAACAAGGAGGCTGAGAACAAAGAAGAACTCGGAGGCTGAGAACAAAGAAGAACTCGGAGGCTGAGAAAAAGTGAGAAAAAACATAAGGTTGCGGGGGGATGACACCCCTCCCCCCGATCCCCAGACCCCATACCCCACTTCGGATCGGCTTCGGCTCCCGGCCAGAAAGAATTCTTTGGGTTCGTCTATGCGAGCATATTCGCTCTAATCAAAAATCGGAGAGACATCATGACCGCAGACCAAATCCAAGACGCAGTGTTCGACTTCGCCACCAGCATCAGCGAGACTGGCCCGATTAGGGCTGCGCTACATGCAGCTAATTCAAAAGAGGTCATCGACTTCATAGAACAAAAGAACGAACTCACCAAGCAGGCGGCCATCCAGCGTCAGCTCGCTCGTCTGGCAGCGAGGTAAGCATCATGACCAGAAGACAGATCAGCACCATCAAGACCGTGGCCATCTGGATCTTGGTCCTCATCATTTATAGCCTCGTATCCGATTCAGGATACCCGGCAATCTAGCCACAAGGGTATAGAGTCTTCGACTCTATACCCTTTTTTCATGCTCCGTCGCGGCCCGGGGCGGGGAATCCAACACACACACCCAGACACCAGACACCCAACACACCGTGTCGATTGGTTGTTTTGAACCAATTTCTTTGGGTTCTTCTTAATAAGCCCTAGAAATAGGGTTCATATCAACCAAAAAATGGAGAGAGGTTCAAATGAACCAGCACATCACCCAAGACCTAGCCAGTGTAGACCCTATCGTCAACGTATTTTTAACCATCGAAGGCTTCGACATCGCAATTTCCCACGATGTCAGAACGTGGAGAACAAGGGTTCCGTACAACACTCTTAAGAGCATCATAGGAACCAAAAACGTACAAATCGAGTTCGGGGCCGAAGACGATCACTTGTTCCTGATTATAGAAAAAGACAAGTACAGACTGCTGCAGAGACCCTCTGGACACTACTTCGGAGTACTCAGAAAACAAGCACCAAAAGCTGAAGCCTGCACAATGCAGGAAGCACGGAGACTTCATCAAGAAGCTCAAAAGCCAAAGAAACCGAAGAAATAGCAAATAGCCTCTCAGACTTGCGTCTGAGAGGCTATTTTTATGCTCCTAAAAAACCAAACCCCAGACGCTGACACACACATAGCCTATAGCGTTGGGTTTTTTATTGTGTAGGTTTCGTATTTGTTTATTTTCTATTGGAGTTTTCTATGAGTATCTTACTTTCGCATATCGATTTCATGCCATTGATCTATGGCGTAATTATGTATCTTGGCATTTACGTCATGTGGTACAAACTCACTCACGGCAAGTGGATCAGCCTTCTAATCGACATCATCGTCTTTGCGCTAGTGTTCAAACTGCATGGCGGTTCAATGGCTGGTGGCTTCTCTGCCATGATAGCTTCCTTGCTCGCAGGAATTACATTTCCGTACATGATAGGCGTTCGGAAATAACCCAATAAACCCAACACCCCCTAGAGGATACGTGTTGGGTTTTTCTTTATGTGTCGATATTGGCACATTCTGGAGGCAACAATGGACGCAAACGACGAGTGGTTCGCATTCATAAGCGAATCAAAAATGCGTACATGGATGTTGGAAGTAGGTTGGGATCTTCCAGAGGGAGACCCGTTAGACATTTTAATCAATGAAGAGGAACAGAGAGATGAACAAAATTCTTAAAATGCATGAAGATATCCAAATGCTAGACTCAGGTACTCAGATCGCAATTCTGGGATCTTGGGGCTTCATGGTGAATTCGGCTTGCATAAACCAAGCCATGCGGTTCATACCAGACACACCAGAAATAGAAGCAGGTCTAGATGGCATAGAAGGCTACACAGCCTACGAAGCAGCTAGACGCGAACTGTTCAAACAAGCAGGCAGTACTCAGCTGCCTGCCCTAATCAATCTGCAGCGTCTAATCTTCCAATGGTTAGATACAGCAGGGGCTAGCGGTGACTTCATCGGTAGTTCAACTTGTGAGTACCTAGCAGGTACTCACAAGTTCCTGACTCGCAATCCACCGTCAAAAAGAGAAGTCGCAGACGAGTGGATAGCTCGGAAACGAGCAATGCCGAAGTTCTCAGTTCCAAAATCAATATTTTGTGAATATGAGTATCAACTTCGGAGTGATCAGTTCGCAAGACTGATTGCAAAAGGCGAAGACGCCTGCAGACTGTGCGACACGGTCACAATCGGAGGCCTTAGTGACGAAATCAGCGATTCATACGAGGAACGATTCGAGGAAAAAATGCGGGTCAAACTGCATGACCGATGGGAAAAGATAGAGATTCAAGGATCAAACCCAAGACTAAAAAAGGAAAAAAGAGACCAGTTAATAGCAGATCAAATGATGATTAAACAATTATTACTTGATCGTTTCGATGAAGTTCCCGGTTGGGGAGATGTAGCTGACGAAGCTGCAGAACTTGCCATGGACGGCGAATAAACCAAGAAGCTCTCAGGCGTAAGCTTGAGAGCTTTTTTCATGCTGCGGACTATCAAAAACCAAGCACTGACACATAAAAACAGGCTAGTAACAAAAATACATGATTAAAAACAAAGACTTACATAAAACACACAAACGCAGTAGAAACAGAAAGACTATACATATCAATAACATACAAGAAGCAGCCGCTTTTTCTAAAATGTAACTTTTTAAAACGACTCTCACCATAGTATGAAAAACACATACTTTTTATACACTCTCTTTTTTTTCTATCGGATAACTTAATTTTTGGTTACATAGGTTACAAAGACTACAATTAATGAAAATCAATGACTTAGCTAAAAAAAATTTAGTTACAAAACTACAAATGTAGTACTACATTTGCCTGTTTTTGCCCTTTTTCACAAAAAATCGATTTTGCGATCCCGCTCCCACCCCCTGTTTTCACCCCTAAAAAAGTTACATATGGTAGACTTCGCGCCCCGAATGTAACTTTTGGAGATAAGAAAAATGCGTGTTTTTTTCCTCGCTGCCAGCTGCCCACTGACTAAAAAATACACAGCTAAAGAAAAAATTCCCTACCCCAATGTCTCCTCTTTTACTTCACACGAGCACACTATCCTGTCCCTTGCTCAATTTGCCAACCTAATAGAAGACCATGCACGTCAAGGACACTGCCTTCTAAAAGGCACACTAGATCAACCCCTAAACAAAGAATCGCGGGCCGGACACACAAACAGCACCGCTCCTACTCAATGGGTCTGTTTTGATCTTGATGGCATGACAAGCGTAAAAACCATAGACGATTTCATGGCAAAAGCAGGACTGGGAGACATCTCTTACATTCTTCAATGGAGTGCGTCTTATGGCGTGTATGGTAATTTCACCCTACGAGCGCACATCTTCTTCCTTCTAGATTCAGTCGCTCATCCTCCAGCTCTAAAAATCTGGCTCAAACAGCTCAACCTGACAGTCTTCAAAGACGATCTTCGTTTAGCCCGTGGTAGCAAATCTCTAGTCTGGGGACTAGACATCACAACCTGCCAGAACGACAAACTACTCTTTATAACAGAGCCCGACTGCAAACCCCCGTCTCTAAACAAATTTCAAGGCGAACGTATACAGATAATCAAAAAACAAGCAGACGTATTTGCATTCAGCTCAGTTACGCTTCAGCCCATAAACGCAATACAGAAATTAGAAAGCGCTGCCCTCGACACTCTGCGTGAAGCAGCAGGAGAGCCCAAACTCAAAGCTTTTGAGCGAAAACTAAAGTCCACGTATCTAGCTGGAGACAAAGGCGAAAAAGTTGATTACATGCCCTCACCTAACGAGTGTTTTGTCTCTTCTAGCAAAACAGAAAGAGGATTCACGTATCTCAATCTCAATGGCGGTGACTCATGGGGCTACTACCATCCAGAAGACAACGCCAAATTCATCCACAATTTCAAAGGTGAACCCCTCTATCTCACAAAAGAGTTGGTCCCCGACTACTGGGATGACTTGCAGAAACAGAAAAATCAAGCCAAAGCTCAAGCTAAACAAGCTCTGGTTCAAGCCACCAAACATAAAGTATTCATAGCCTTTCAAGAAAAAAATACCGCCTGCTATTACACAGCAATCTATGACACGACTGGCGACACACTAGAATTATCAGAAGTCAGAACTGAAAAGCAGATCAACAATTTTCTAGTACATCACGGACAAGCTGAAGTTGAACATCCTAGCCTCTGGGAGCTAACGTACGACCCTCAAGCACCTACTCTAGATTTGCTCAAAATGCAGGTCAACACCTACCAAGCGAGTACATATAAAAAGCAAGCTAAGCTCTTCGCCGCTCAGTACAACCCCAAAACAAACACAGCTCCTGCGGCCACGCCTACCATCGACTATCTACTTTCTCATGTACTCGGTAACAACCCTGCAGTCGTAGAGTATTTTAAAAATTGGCTGGCCTTCTGCTTTAAAAACATGACCTTTTCTGGCACAGGCTGGATTCTTCACGGTGTGCAGGGTACGGGCAAAGGCGCTCTATTCAACAACGTACTTACGCCTCTTTTTGGAGAGAGCAATGTCACGTGTAAAGGCACGCATGTTCTCGAAGAAACGTTTAACCATTACCTAGAAAACAAAATAGTCTGCTTCATCGACGAAGTACAAGTCTCAGAATCTAGTAAGTCCAAGTCCATTATGGAAAAAATCAAAATGGACATGGTTAGCCCGCGTATCTCCATACGCCGAATGAGGACTAACCACTACGAGACTGCTAACTACACTAACTGGATTTTTGCTTCAAACATGCACGATCCTCTCATCCTAGACAGAGGCGAACGACGATTCAACGTAGGACACAGACAAGAAACTCCTATAGCCCTTACAGACAAAGACTTCAAACAGATAGCCGCTGAGCTTCAAGACTTTGCCAACTATTTAGAAATCTATCAGGTCAACGAAGCCAAAGTTCGTAAACCGCTAGACAACGAAGCCAAGGAGTTGATGACGCGCAATTCCCAAAGCACATACGACGAAATCACTGACATCCTCAAATCAGGACAGCTACAGGATTTATGGGATTGGATACCCGACGAAGCTGAAATGATAGCTAAAAGACAAGGAGCCATAGTAGATCCTCAGAAAGATTTGATCACTGACGCCTACATCGATTTGGTCGTTGATCTCATCAATTGCGGAGGTAGACATCTGTATGTTTCAGAACTTCGCACGATATTTGCTTACTGTACAGGTAACCGCAAGTTAAGCGACAAAATGACTTTTCAAAAATCACTAGCTCATAAGCACTTGTTTGTAAAAAGCGTACGCATCAACGGAACGGTGTGCAAAGGCTATTACGTAAACTGGACTACAACAGCTGAAGAATTTGAACAGTTGAAACAAGACGCTGTCTCTCGCGGATTACTCAAAATAGACAACATCACTCCTATTTCCTCCATACAGAAATTTTTACCATGACTCTAGATCTTTTTGTGCTTGTGTTCGTACTTATCCTTTTGATGCACACGGTGGATCTATGAGATTTTATTTTATGACTCCCTCTAACGCTGACCATAAACCTCGACCGGGATTTCGATTTTGTGAATCCTGCAGAGCCTACAAACCGAAAGACAAAACAAAAGCAGTCAAGGGTTGGAAATGCTCAGACTGTCGCTTTGTACGTAAATAATACAACTTACCCCTAGGAGATACACAATGCGCTTTTTTTCTGGCCTTCTAAAGATCTTCAGCGACAACTTCATGGAGACTATGATTATAATACTGGCTTTCACACTGACTGCTTTTGTAATTTCCTTACCCCATGTCGTGATTCTCAAAGAATCAATCTGGGAATGCACTCGTGCAGGTACACAAGGGCTAGACACGCAGTGTTTAGAATACAGGCACAAGCTCTAAGTATTTTGCCTTTCGCTAAAACAGATAAACTTTAGTTTGGAACCCTCTGTTTTAGCAGCCTAAGCCGCTCGGGTGAGTAGCGGCACTTCAAACTTTAGCACTTCTAACAAAAACATGACTACCGATAACAGCGGCGTATCTGATGGCTATCACACGTTTGAAGAACTGTATAACCACAGACACTGCCTGTTTCTAGCTCTTATGCGGTCTCACCCTAAATTGTCATGGCGTGCAGTCTGTCACGCAGACGGTACTCATTACAAAGGCTGGATAATTTGCGGCATGCACTTACCCACAGGCGATATTACCTATCACCTGCCAGCCGTATTGTGGTCAAAGCTAAACGGATGCGGCATTACCACTTCAACTCGTGCGCCCGAATGGGACGGACACACTTCACAAGACGTAATAACCAGACTCGACAAATGGTTAAGCTACAACATGCCCTAGAATTTGTAGACTAGTGCGCTTAACTCTCTGTCGTAACCTCGGAGATGACAGATGAATAAAGCAGCACAACCAGTAGCTTACATAACAAACATACACGACGGTTTTTTCACGGCCGCATCTTTAGATCACAGTGTAATTCTAAAGTCCGGCACTGTTTTGTATCTTGAATCACCAGAACAAAAAATCAGAAGATGCGCAAAAGCACTACTTGAAGCGCTTGATACTAAACTCCCATTATTTCAAAGTCATTATGGGGCTGCAGAACGATTCAACTTAAGACTGGCTTTGGACATAGACACAACGCCAAATGAAGAAAACATCTAAGTAACTAAACTCTATGAATATCTTTGTACTTGATACCGATCCACTTATTGCCGCTCAATATCATTGCGATAAACATATCAGCAAAATGATTCTTGAAAGTGCCCAGATGCTGAGCACTGTGCTCAAAGGACCGTATAGATCTACTCACGTACATCATCCGTGTACAAAATGGGTAGCGCAATCTCAAGCTAATGCCCTATGGCTGTGGCACTTAATGGTGCACTTAAACGGAGAATACATCACACGATGGAATAAAGACGATAATCACTTGGCGTATAGCAAATGCGCCCACCTCATCTCATCTTTACATGTTTTGCCTAATACAGAGCTAACTCCATTTGCTTTGGCTATGCCAGAGCAATACAAAAACGACGATCCGGTACTAGCGTATCGCGCTTACTACCGATCAAAATCTTTTGCTGTATGGCGTAACGGCGCACCAAGCTGGTGGCAAGACCACAAGTTGCGTCAAAATCCATCAACGCTTTAACGAGAGAAAAAACAACTATGGAAAATGTAATTATCAACGGTGTTGAGTATGCGCCTGTAACCAGAAACACTGGGAACAGGGCTGTTGTGGTGGTCGACAGAGGATGGGTATTTGCGGGCGATGTTGAGCGCAGGGATGGGCGTATATACCTGACCAACGCAGTATGGGTTTTTCGGTGGGAGTTGATTGGGTTTGATGGGGTAATTGCCAACCCAAAGTCAGACAAGGTGACCATCAAGCCAATGCCGACGGGTGTGGATATTCCAGAAGGTTCAGAAATCTTTTCTGTGCCAGTCGAAGCTAATTGGGGCTTGTGATGTTTAAGCCAATCGGCTCCGGCTACAGCTTCGGCTACGGCGACGGATTAGGCTGCGGCTCCGGCTACAGCTTCGGCTACGGCGACGGATTAGGCTTCGGCTACGGCGACGGCGACGGCGACGGCTACGGAGACGGCTTCGGCGACGGCGACGGCTACGGCGACGGCTACGGCTACGGCACGCCAAATCTTGCCACCAAACAACGGAGAAGGTGATGTTTAAGCCAATCGGCTCCGGCTTCGGCTACGGAGACGGCTCCGGCTCCGGCTACGAAGACGGCTACAACACACCAAAAATGAATATCAAACGCCGAAGGTAAGATCGCATAGCCAGCCGCGTTAGCGCTGGCACTTTAATAAGGTAGGTAGAAATGAACGATAGAGAACTATTAGAACTAGCGGCGAAAGCTGCGGAAATAAGTGCGGATTATTGGACGGTTGACGGTTGGAACCCCCTATATGACGATGGTGACGCTTTGTTTCTTGCGGTTAAGCTGGGGATAAACATATCTTTTCCCCCCTATATGAAGCACGAACGCCCAGTTGTTCATGCCGGTAAGTATTGGGACAACAGCGATGATTGCTGGTATCCATTTGAAGAATTGCTAGACATAAACCCCTACGCCGCAACACGCAGGGCCATCGTTAGAGCCGCTGCTGAAATTGGAAAAGGGATAAAGTGAAAACCAAAACGTACACCCTAACCGGAAGCGCCCTTGATTGGGCAGTGGCTAAATGTGAAGGGGCCACAGATGCGTGGTGTTCTGATGCGCCGTTCTTTTGGGATGGTGCTCATCCCTGCATACGCATCGGTGGCCACGACGTGAACTACAGCCCCTCGACCGATTGGTCACTCGGCGGGCCTATCATTGAGCGAGAGGGAATAGAGGTGCTGTGCAATTTGTCCCTTGCACAGGCAAAAGCCTTCAAGCAGGCAAACCCTGATTGGTTTGCCTGCCGGAAGCAAAGAAGGTCTGACCACTTTCACGGCCTAACCCCGCTCATAGCAGCTATGCGCTGCTATGTGACTTCAAAACTTGGTACAGAAATAGATGTACCGGAGGAATTGGTAGACTTATGAACAAGTTTAAAACATTCAAAAAAGTGTATGAGGAAGCCGTTGAAAGTATTCATCGGTTCATTGACGACCCTTCTGATATGAATGAGCTTGCAGCTTGGTTAATGGATACTGATGCTAGCCCTTATTCTTATTTACAGGAAGGTTATGCGGGCATGATGTCTACCGCCGAGGGTTGTGATGGTCTATTAGCAACAATACATCATGCTGTGTACGACGACGGCGATATAACGTTTGTTAAAGTAGATGATGCACCTAGGATAGTATTTGCCCACAAGCACGACGATGACTTTAGAAAATTAGTTTTATCTGTTCAAGAGCAAGAAATAGAGAAACGTCTTATATTCGGCAAAACTAGGCAATACGAGATAGAAGTGTTAAGCATTAAACCAAATGACTTTCCTAAAATTTATAACGCTTATCAACTAAAAGAACTTCAGAGATGCTTTTCTTGTGATGCAGGTCGTAACGGCATAGATTTCGCAGTTGAGCATTATAAGAAATATGCTTGTTTCAGTGAAGATTGGGTCAAGATATGTGCCGATGAAATTACCAAATGGGCTACTTTTTACAACGGGTAAACAGAAAAATGACAAAACCATTGAACCTATACATTTGCGATTTGCCTGTTGAATTTCCTCGTTCTGAATACGGCGGGATGGTTGCAGTGATAGCCGAGTCTCCCAAACAATGCGGAAAGATACTGACTGAGCGATTCAAGGGGAACGAACTGTACTTTGACTTACGCATAGCTATGCGCTCACCCAAGGAGTTTAAGCTAGATCCAGCCGTAACCTACGAACCCGGCATAGTAGCGTCGTTTGAAACTTGAGGGATTGATATGAAAAATATAATAGATTTTGCGAAAAATTACAGTTTTGAATTATTTATGTATGGTTCCATTGTTTTTGGAATTATCATCATTAGTGGCATACGTTATTTTGCTCCTGAGTGTGTTCAGCTATCAAGCAAAGAGTGGGTATGCACCAAGTCCGCACCGAATGGGTTGGCTACTCAGTGTAATGAGTACCAGCGGGAGATGAAATGAACGATAGAGAACTATTAGAGCTAGCAGCGACAGCTGCTGGGATTGATTACGGATGGCAACACATTTTTGATGACTACGAGGGTTGTACAGCGGATACATGGGACTGGAACCCCCTAACCAACGATGGTGACGCTTTGCGCCTCGCGGTAAAGCTGCACTTAACCGTATATCAATGGAATCACGAAGTTTGCGTGTGTAATAAATCAGGCACGGTCAATGAAAGTGAAACTGACATTACCGACTTTTACACCGCAACCCGTAAGGCAATTGTAAAAGCCGCTGCTCAAATTGGGAGGGAGATGAGATGAACGATATTATTATGTCTTTGTTAGGAGCTGCGTTTTTCGGAGTATTAGCTGGCACTTTTGCCGGAGCACTGTACATAGTCCTTAAGTTTTTCGTATGGGTAATCTCATGAACAAAGCACCGAAGAAGATTTGGGTTGGTGACATGGGTGCTTGGTTTGAAAATGAGAGTTCTCATGACATTCCATACATCCGCGCAGACTTAGTGGATGAGTTGGTCGAGGCGTTGAAGACCTGCCGCTTTAGTGGATACACCGATATAGATGGTGATTACATAACCACACAGCATTTTGATAACCCAAAAGTCAGAGCCGCACTGAAAGCGTTGGAGGAAGAATGAACAGATATTGCAAAGGCTGCAAACATCACCACGTTGCCAAGGCTGCAAAAGAATGGTGTTGCTTGTATGGGGTAGCGGCTAGAAAAGCCGAAGGTCAGTGCAAATTGAAAAACGGTAAAGTGATGGAGGAAGAAAATGGGAACTAAGCACAAACACTACGATGTGATCGTTGCGTGGGCGGCAGGGAAGGAGATTGAGTTCCTTTGGGACGGTGAATGGGAAGAGTACACAGAGTCTTGTCCTTCTTTTCTTGCCTCCCAAGAGTGGCGCGTCAAACCCAAGATTGTAAAGAAGGAGGGATGGATAAATGTTTACTACAGTAGCAAAGCTGAATACAAAGCTTACATTCACGCCACTAAAGAAATAGCGGATGAAAAAGCAACTTCATATAGAAAAGCCTGTGTCCACGTTGAATGGGAGGAAGAAGAATGAGCAATCCGGTTGAACTGTTGAGGCGGGCGCTTGATTACATAGATCGAAACTACAACAGAGGCTTGCAACTGCATGAAGAAATCCGCGCTTTCCTCGATGCCGAGCCAGAAGCGGAGCCAGATACATGGCAAGACCTGACAGATGAGGAGATAGATGACTGTAAACCCGTAGGTGGAATTGCGCCCCTAAACGATGGATACAAGGTAGATGGGCTGTGGATGTACGATTTTGCCGATGCTGTTCAAGAAGCGGTGCAGGAAAAAAACTCCCCGCCAAAACCCGAGCAAGAAGCGGAGCCTGTGGCGTGGGGTTATAAAGATAGATCGGGAGAGATAAGCGCTTGCATAAGCAGACAGTCAGCAGAAGATGCGGGTACGCAAGGTGATTATAAGATTCCCCTTTACACCAGACCCGAGCCGAAAAGAAAGCCGATGACGGAGGAGGAGATTACTGATGAGTTTGGAATCCCAAGAAGCGGTGCATATTTTATTGAAGGAGTTTTTGCTGGCGTCCGTTTTGCAGAGAAGTATCACAAGATAGGAGATAAAGATGGTTAAGAAAGACAAACTGGATTTGCTAATGCTGCTGTCGGCATTAGAATCATGGGGGTTTTCAACAAACCATCCATTTCCCGATTACTTGCATGAAAACCTTTCCGACGCAATTGATCTGATACGCAAAGATATTTTGAACGAGGAGATAAAATGAGAAAGTTAGAAATTGGAACCGAAAAATACACTCAGGTATTTGCTACCGACGAACGCGGTGCTGGTAATGCAAATCACATTTACAGTGTTGCATCTGTAAAGACAGGAGAAGTTCTGCAAGTTGTTTGTTTCCAGAACGGCCCGATCAAGGAGTCGGGTGTGAACGGCGTGATGAATGAAGATTTGCTCGCTATAGTAATTGATAGACTAGATGGATTTCAAGCAGGTAAATTCGCGTGCAAAGAAAACGCGCTTGTTGTTTCCTGTCTTGAGGAGGCGCTGTTTTGGTTAAGAAGAAGAACGACTGACCGCGAAGTGCGCGGCGTCGAAGGCACCCACGAAGTGTAACAATCAAGGAGAATACAAGATGAAGAAATACAAAGTACAGCTGATATTAGACGCTCAGCAGTTGATAGCCAATGATCACTTTTATGAAGCGCTAAGCAATGTCATACAATTTCTTGGAGATTTTGTAAACGATGTTCCCGAAACAGATTTCGGGAACATAGCTGGAAGCCGCAAGTGGCAAGGGCTGACAGATGAAGAGATGTTGGACTGTCTACTGCAAGACAACGAGAAATTGGCGAGTTTGCCGCTAGGAGCTAAGCTATATGCTCAGGCTATCGAGAGAGCTTTACGAGAAAAAAACAATGGGTGACGTCACAATCTCCGTACCTGAACTTGAATGCAGGCTACTACTTGCTGCATTCATGGTCGATTGCAACTCCGTCGGACCCGAGTCTGCCGGAGCAAATCTTCAAGTTTCTATGAAATCACTTTTGAACAGGATGAAGTATGGTCTGTTGAAAACAGAGTTATCCGAAAACGAGATTGAAGATGGATTCTTCAAAATTAGCGACACTTTTGAATACGACTACTCATATTTCAGAGCAGGCGTACGTTTTGCAGAACAGCAGCGTGTAAAAAATCTAGAGTAATCAGGAGATAAAATGCTACGTCCAATAGACAGCGCATCGACAGATCTCAAAATAATAGGCAACGTACGTATAGAAAGAATCAACACAAAATTCTTTGTAGACTACGAAGTAGAAGGCGGATGGAAAAACTACGCCGTCTGCAAATCTAGAAACGAAAGCTTAAAAATTGCTGCACTTCTAAGACAGCATACGGTAAACTGGTCCACTTAAGCACTAATAGAGCTAGTGCCTACATCTCCCAAAAGCAAGAAATTTTTTTTCAATCGCGATGGCAGCGACGCTTGATGTAGACACTAGCTCTGTTGGTGTTTTATTTTTTCAAGTGGCATCGAGAGGAACAATACCAACATGACAGATCGGAAAGACGATCACTCTCTTTCTTTTTTACGAGTGCTTATCTATGGCAATAAAAATCAAAGCAATCAAAACAACACCGCCACCACCGCAGCCTAAACCCCCAATATTAGAACCTTCAGACGCACCTTTGATCGTCTGGCTAAAAGACAATGGCATCTCAATTAGAGAAATTGCTAAGAAATTTGAAGTCAGCCCTCAGACTATACGAAGAGTTATTGCAGGTACGCATGCTTGCTGCAGAGGAAACATCCATGCCGACCTTTGAAGTTGAGATGCGAGTTCATACAGTTGCTAAATACATGGTCGTTGCAGACACTCGTGAAGAAGCTGAACAGCGCGCACGAATCAAGCACATGACTGATCCTAATTCAATTACATGTAGCTCATATGTAACTGAAGTAAACACTAGCATGAGCGCAGAGGTGATTCCCAATGACAACTTTTTACATCAACGATCATCCTGTTGACGTACGGTACAGTCTTACTCGAGGCAGACAGGGCAACTTTCACTTTTTACCAACTGAACACGACGAGTTAGAAATTACGGAAGTATTGTGGGAAGTCACAATGCCGATAAAAATCCCGCTGTCCAGTCCATCTTGGCCCGGACTTGTAACTCCCCCAGTTCCTATCCGTGTAGACATACTGCCGCTACTTACTGAAGATCAGATAAGTCAGTTAGAGACCGACATATTCACTTGCGAAAACAATATATACGAGGACTAACTATGTTTCCCGAAAACAATGAATGCCTAGATCTGTACGGTCTTAAACTGTACAGAAACAAGCTGCTGTATAAATTTTCACTAACTCCAAAAACAGAAGGGCAGATTTTTAGAGTCAAAAATAGATTTTTCAAAGTGTACCGTCGATACTTACCGTTTGTGTACTTAGTGACGGAGTACAAACCTCATTTGATAAACAGGTGATAGAATTGTGATTTGCCTTTCACCCGCAATCGCTATGTCTATCATCAATCTTTTTGTAATTCCTTCAACCGGCGAATGGTATAAGCAGAACGAGATTCGCCATCAAGATCTCCCTGCTGAAAGTATGACTGTTGTAGTTCATGACTACTGGTCAGAAGACATGATAGACAGGCATGTTACTAAAATTCTCGAAGCTAAAAGAGGAAGTAATAATGGCTGACGATGTAGATAGAACTAACGAACGAGAGTTTTCGCTGCAGCATCTTATGGAAGAATCTAGAAGATCTTCCTACAGCACTAGAAAGCGCGAGATTGTACCAACAGGCATATGCTACGAGTGCGAAGAACTTGTAGCCGAGGCTCGTTTATTTTGTGATACAGACTGTAGAGACATGTATGAAAAGAGAAAAAAAATCGCACTCATCAACAACACTTGGTGACCTGTCTGTCGTCGGAGTTAAATTCGACGAGGGAAAACCCAGAACAGATCTTTTAGATCCTTTTGCTATAGAGCAGCTTTCTAAAGTATTGGGTTTTGGAGCCATGAAGTATGCTCCTGAAAACTGGAGACGCGGTATAGCTTACAGTCGGCTTATAGCGGCTGCGCTAAGACATATATTTGCTTTTATGAGAGGAGAGAACACTGACCCTGAATCAAATCTTTCGCATATAGCTCACGCTATGTGCTGCATGATGTTTCTACTATGGATGGTAGAAAATAAACCAACCTTGGACGACCGATGGAAGTCCTCTAATGAACATACTGACCGATCCCAGCAATGAAGCAAGGAAGATACGCTTTGATGCATTCCTTTACCAAAGAGCCCGTAAAAACGGGCTTTTTCGTATCGTCGAGGCTAAAAACCCAATAACTAGAATAATTGAGTCTCTGTCTTCTGATGATAAAGACGAGCTCAATGCAGCCTACCTTGCTTCTCTAAGAATGCAAGGCATAGAACTTCCTCCTGCAAAAAACTATAGATTGTTGAACTCAGCAATCTGTTGGAAGCTGGAATTCGAGTTCAAAAAGAAACCTTTTACTACCCCCTAACCTAGGAGATACTTTTATGAGACCTTCAGTCGCAGCTGACGCTATTACCAAGTGCATTCAAGTCAAACAACCTCTTTTTCTATGGGGGCAACCCGGTGTCGGAAAATCAGCCGTTACAAAACAAGTGGCTCGAGATGCTAATCTTGAGCTTGTTGATCTTCGTTTGTCTCTGTTGGATTCTGTTGACCTTCGCGGTTTCCCGCATATGGTCGCTAATCGCATGCATTTTGCAGTTCCTGTTTTTCTGCCTGTCGATCCCGATAGTAGCGGTATTCTATTTCTTGACGAGATGAATGCAGCGCCCCCAGCCGTTCAATCTGCTGCGTATCAACTTGTACTTGACCGACGTATTGGCGAATACAAACTACCTGACAACTGGGCAATTATCGCTGCTGGCAATCGCGAAACTGATCAAGGCGTTACATACACAATGCCTGCGCCTCTAGCCAATCGATTTACGCATATTGATTTCGATCCCAACTTCGACGACTGGCGTACGTGGGCTTTGCAGAACGGCATCAAGCCAGAAATTGTTAACTTCATCAATTTCCGCCCCGGTTTGCTTAACGATTTTGATCCCGACAAGCGTGCATTTCCTACTCCGCGTTCGTGGGAATTCGTTAGCAAAATCACAGACAGCTCCGCGTCAATTGAAGTTGAACGTGGGCTGATCGCAGGCTCTATTGGCGAAGGCGCGGCTGCTGAGTTGGCAGGTTTCCTCAAAATCTACAGAAATCTGCCTAATCCTGACGCCGTGCTTCTCAATCCCAAAACAGCCGATGTCCCGACTGATCCAGCCACGCTGTATGCTTTATGCGGTGCCTTGTCTGTACGTGCTTCGGAAGCCAACTTTGATCGCCTTGTTGAGTATTGCGGCCGCATGAAACCAGAATTTCAAGTTTTGTGTATTCGCGATTCTGTTACTCGAGCACGTGAGCTAGCACATACTGCTGCATTCAGCACTTGGGCAATTCAAAACTCTAGCATATTGATTTAGTCATCGGATGACTCATAGCTCATGGACGAGCTCTTTTATACTTTTTCAGACAGGTGTATTTATGGGATGCGACATACATGTTGTTTTAGAAACTAAGCGAACAGAGGGGATATCATCGCCTAAGTGGATAGGAACAAACGCCTACAATGTTATCCCAAGCTTAGGGATATCATGCGACGATACCGAAACATGGTTTTACTGGAGAATAGCAGGCAGAAACTATGGCTTTTTTTCCCAATTAGCAGGTGTGCGAGGGGAAGGTCCTAAGCCTAGAGGATTACCAGAAGATGTATCTGATATGGCCTTGTGGCTTTCCGATAGTTGGGGATATGACGGTCATAGCCACAGCTGGGGGACTCTAGAAGAGATAGGGGGACTAATCGTAGCACACTATCTACCTGATTTTATAATGGAAAGTCACGCAGCACGCACAGAAGCCCTTCTGGATTTTCTTGGCGTGGTAAACTACAGAGCTATAGACGACCTCCCTAAAGTTTTAGCAAACCATAGACTTGTCTATTGGTTTGATAACTAGATATCAACAACCCCAGCGGGCGGTGGGTTAATAACACCCGCAATTAGCGATACTTTGTGTATCTCCGATACCCTTCTCTCTGAGTAGGCGCTAATCGTTGGTCACGTAATGACTGGTTTGTTCTCTACCTTATACCCTCGAGCAAAGCTCCTCGAGGGTTTTTTTGTTTTAGGAGATAGGTATGTCTACGTATGAAGAATTACGTACTGCACTAGGAGATCTTCTTCTTGTGCTTAATCGTGATAAAGACGGCGGATGGTTTGTGTGCGAAGAAGCTCGCGACATAATCGATTCCGCTGCATCTGTGTATAACAAAGCTCCTGAGGAAACATCATGTATGTAAAGAACACAAAAACTATTTGGGCTAACGTAGAAGGAGAAATAAATAACTTATTTACCAAGCGCTTAGAGTACGCTTCCGCATGGGAAAATTATGGCGTATCGCTTCAGGATTTTAAAAGCCACTGTCTAGATATTTTAATGCCTCCTGAAGATAGAGTATTGGTAGAAAAGCTAGGCTCTAGGTACTTTAGCAAGATATCTCAAACCAGAGTATTTCTTATATTTTATGACGGGCCTTTACAAAGAAAGGAATCTTTTGTAGTTGATTTTGCAGACAAAATTTTAGCTCCAAGTTTATGGGAACATGGAAATTATTATAGCCAAATACCAGAGATTACTTCGCCTTTAATTCAAGAAATAGCATCAAAGCGTGACAAAGCAATCAGGCAGATTAAAGATGACAAAGACGCAATGATAAAGTCTATGAAAGAATTATACGAAAGTCATCCTAGTGTTAATTCAATACTCAAAACATTTCCATCGTTTAGTGATTTTTTACCAAACACTGTTATGCAGACTGTGGCTCAAAAAACAAAAACTCCCGAGAAACGAGAGCTGCCTCTTAATGACGTATCTGATTTAGCTACACAAATGCTCAAAGCGAAGGTTCTAAAATGACTACTCCAACTACCAAAAAAACTGTTACTCCGAAACTTAAAAATACTTTATCTGATATCGAGAAACGAGTTAACGACGAAATCAAAAAACAAATTTTACTTGAGTGGACGCCTCTGCAAATAGAAATGAAAGTAAAAAAAACTTTAGAGAAAAATTTTGACAGTATTTTATCTCACCATCTTGGATTTACTAATTATTGGGCAGGGGGTACTTCGTGGGAAATCGATTCGTGTAACGAAAATAGACCTATAGTTCAGCTAATTCGCCAGCATAGCGAAGCAGTACTAAAGGATCTTGTTTATAAAAGCTGCGAAGCAGACCAATTTAAGCTTTCACCAGAAATGATCAATAAGATCATAAGACTATTTAACAAATCGGTGACTTCCTATGAATGCGAAAGAGTAATCCACCAGCATGCAAAAGAGCAAGTCACTAAACTACTTACTATTCTGAACGGCACTCTTTCGGGAGCTTCAAAATGAGCATTGCACAATCGTCAATATTAGTTAAATTTAGAATTCGTCGCTGGGATGGATTTGTATCTGACAAAAAAGTCTCTGAAACTGCTGACAAAGTATTCAACACTACTGTAAAGGGCGGTAATTTTAACAAGCGTATCTTAAGTAAACGTTTTTTAAAATCAGTTAATGCCATATTAAGCAGAGCTCATTCAGAACACAAGCGGCTTACTTTTCCGTGGCAATACGACGGAGTCGATATTTTACCTAGCGAGCTGTATTTTTCGTACTCACTCGTTATGCGCAATTTAAGAGAGCTACTTGATGCTGAGCTTCAAAATATGCAGACGCAGTATCCGATAGAAATTACAGAACGCAAACCACAACTCAACGGTATGTTCAATCCGGGTGACTATCCTTCTTCAGAAGCATTAAGCGGTCGATTTGGAATAGACATCATGTTTTACCCTGTCCCAACGGCTGATCATTTTGTGCTTGATATGGAAAAGAAAGAACAGGATCGCATAAAAGCCGACTTTCAGGTACGCATGGATACCCTAAGCGCAGTCACTTTATCTGAACTGTATAACCGCGTATTAAGAATCATAGATCATCTGCACGATCGGCTAAGCGATCCAGAGAATAGATTTTGTGTATCGTTAATTGATCATGTTAACAACCTCGCAGAAAGTCTGCCCGGATTGAATATATTCAATGATCCTATTCTTACGCAGGTTTCGGATGCGATTAACGAAAAACTGACTGATTTAAATGCTGCTGAGCTTCGTACCGACATGAATGTACGTCGGGAAATTGCCAAACACGCTTTCGACGTAGCTTCTATATTGCGTGGGAACATGCCATGAACTATGAATTTACTCCCTTAGAAATAGTCAGTATGGTTTCGTTTGGGATCATGTATATCCTAAACACTAAGCAACAGAACAAAATCAACTTTTATAACTTTATTCTCGGAGGAATTGCAGACAAGAAAGCCAAACTTTTACGTGATCACAACGGAAGCATACGCATTCAACCTTTAGACAATGAGCACTAAGCAATGAGTACAAAAATTACTGACAAGAAGACTGCAGACCAGATAACCAAAGCTATCGCCGCTATCGTTCTCGACGATCCGTTTTACGGCTACATGCTACTGCGTCAGGAAATAATCGAAGCTCCTAATTCAGGCACTGCTGCGACAAATGGCTTTCGAATCAGCTACGATCCTGAGTTTATGAAAAAGCTCTCTTTGGCCGAAATCAAAGGTGTGCTCAAACACGAAGTGATGCACATCGCTTCTATGCATCATTTACGTAGGCAAAATCGAGACCCTAAAAAATGGAATATAGCTGCCGACTATGTAATCAATGCTCTTTTAGTGGAAGAGGGAGTGACTCTCCCACAAGGCGTATTGGCCGATGCAAAGTACAAAGATTTCTCTACCGAGCATGTTTACGAAATACTCCCAGATAATAAAGGCAATGGCGGCAACGACGGCAGTAACGAAAGCGACGTAGGGTGGAACATCGGCGGTGTTGAAGACGCTCCCGGCATACAAGACCCTGCAACACGCGATCAGATAGAACAAGATACCAAAGTAGATGTTATCCAAGCTGCAAATGCAGCAAAACTTATGGGTAAATTACCTGCCCACATCGAGCGACTTGTAGATTCTATTCGAGAGTCCCGCATGCCATGGCGACAAATCCTAGCGAGGTTTTTCCGTGCGACCGCAAAAGCTGATTACTCTTGGCTTCGGCCTAACCGTCGTTTTCTCGCTAGCGGATTGTATCTCCCTAGCTTGCATAGTGACTCTCTTGGCCCAGTCGTGGTCGCTGTGGATACTTCTGGTTCCGTAGGCGGCGAGGAGCTTGAGCAGTTCTTTGGCTGCATCAACGCAATTCTTCGCCAAGCCAAACCCGAAGCTGTTCATGTTGTTTATTGCGACGCCGAGGTTCAGAACATACAAGTTTTTAGGGAGCGCGACTACCCAATCAAGCTTAATTCGTTTAAGCCCAAAGGCGGTGGCGGTACCGATTTCAGACCTGTGTTCAAGTACGTAAAAGATAAACGGCTCAACCCCGAAGTGCTGCTGTATCTCACTGATATGCACGGTGCTTTTCCGTCCACTCCATCTAGATTTCCGACTATCTGGTGTGCGACGTCTAAAGAAATAGGCCCGTTTGGTAAGACTATAGAAATCAAATGAGAGTACCAAAGCTTGGAGTTAAGAACGGACGCGCCAAGCTTACTAATAACGACATTCTACTAATCAGACAGATGCTGATTAGTAGAACACCAATTCGCGAGATAGCAAAAAAATTTGGTGTCTCCTCCACAACTATTTTTCGAATTAACCACAAACTTACGTGGGTGCATGTATGAATATAAGACCTTTTCTAAATTTCAAAAATCTCGAAAACAATAATTTTGATTCCGAAGAGTGTGAATTTGGGATACCGACTGGCAGAGGGTGTTTTATACACAAAGAAGAAAATTATTTTATTGTCTCCTACCGAGGCGCTAGAATTTTAGAAATTTACCCTGACGACGTCTACAACCTAATAATCCCTAAATTTTTTTCATGCGGTACTACAACCAGATGGTCTTATTTCTTTTCCCATGCTATTTTTTCAGCAAAGAGGAAAGTTAGTACGGCTGGAGTAGTATCTTATAAAATATCTTCAGAGTATGGTGGAGAAAAAAATTTCTCTGTGTCTACTACATCTAGAAAAATTACTCTGGTCATAAATCCAAACACTAATAAAATTTCTCACACAGTTCAAGATACTTCTTGCGAACCAGTAGTTGAAAAAGACGACGCTAAATACAAACTGTTTACCGCGCACATGAAAAAACTAAAAATTATTATGCTTACGCAGGCAAAAATGAATTTGTATGATGCCTATAGTGACAGAGGACGCAAACTTAGTTTTTCGGACGACCCCTATGTTCCTGCAAGCGCTGCTTTGTCAGAAGCATTTAGGCGCTGTGTCGAATGGATAGAAACTCAAGACTCAGATCTTGTACCGGAAATAGCTGAGTGTTTTTTGTACAAAAGCTACATAGACTACCGTTGGGACAAGTCGCTCTCTGCAAATATACAGCGGCACTTGCTTCGCGGCTTCAAAAAAGTTCAAAACCTGTACCTCCGTAACCAGTGCGTTACAATACACGCTCAACATAACTCTCTGAGTCTAAATAATGAGCACCATAAAAACAGTCAGCTTCTCACGTCTTCAGGACTTTGAAAAATGTCAGCATCTTGCCAAACTCAAATACGTAGAGCGCGTTCCTGAGCCAGAACGCCCTCTTCCTTCAGGTAAAAAAGAGCATGCTAACGATAGAGGAACTAGAGTGCACGATGCTGCCGAACTATACGTACGCGGCAAAGTAGAGTTGATCTCTGAGCTTGAAGAATTTGAGACTGACTTTGACGAGCTAAAACGTCTTTTTGCAGAAGGAGCTGTCTCGCTTGAAGGAGAATGGGCTGTTAATCGCAACTGGGAACCCGTAGCATGGGCTTCTTCTGACGCATGGTGCCGGATGAAGCTAGACGCCATGGTAAGAACTTCACCGACTTCAGCTCGCGTAATTGACTACAAAACCGGCAAACGCTATGGGAACGAGGTTAAACACACCGAGCAAGGTCAGGTGTATCAGCTAGCTACGTTTTTACGTTTTCCAGAACTAGAACATATAGTTGTCGAGTTTTGGTACACAGATTTAGGAGAAAAAGATTTCAAAGTCTACACCAGAGCACAAGGTACATCATATTTTGATAAATACGACGCTCGCTTTGCTTCAGTAACCGAATGCACTGAATTTAAACCCAACCCCAATGCATTTTCATGCAAATGGTGTCCCTACAAAGGAAACGCATGTGAATACGGACTCACGGGAGTGCCCAACAATTCGGCACAGGCTCGCATTAAGCAGTCTAAACGAGAATATACAATTAGATGATTTGGCAAAAATGCTTTCCTTTGCTTGCAAAGAAGCTCGCATTGAAGGGCATGAACCAATGTTTGATCCAGCAGTGGCTATCATTGCTGGTCGTATCGGACTGTTCTCTCCCACAGACACCATGTCTTATGAAACATGGTCTTCTCTGGTCTCTATATGTGAAGAAGGCCTAACTGCCAAAATAGTTATTTCTAACAACGCGGTCCAATAGGCCGCGTTTTTCATGAGGTCTTATGAAAACCCTTCCTCTTTTTGACCACCAACGCCAATCATTGGAGTTTATTCGTGAGCGATCTAGAGTCTTTGATGCGAGCGATCCGGGCACTGGAAAGACACGCGTCGCTATTGAATCGTTCAGCGAACGACGTCTACGTGGCGGAGGTGCGGCGCTTATTATTGCTCCAAAATCTCTCCTTAAAGCAGCATGGCAAACTGACATACGAAAGTTTGCGCCTCATCTCAAAACATCAGTCGCTTATTCGGAAAACAGAGATGCTGCTTTTGCTGCTGAAGCAGACTGCTACATCACAAATCATGACGCGGTCAAATGGCTACTTAAACAAAAAGCGCCGTTTTTCAAAAACTTCGATACGCTTATTATTGATGAAATCGGGGCGTTCAAACATAGCACGAGCCAGCGCAGTAAAGCGCTCAACAAAATCAAAAAATACTTTTCCCATCGGTTAGGTATGAATGGCACACCGACACCTAACTCAGTCACTGAGCTGTGGAATCAGCTTTTTGTCATTGACGACGGTGCTCGGCTGGGTCCTAGCTTTTTTGGTTTTCGTGCTGCAGTCTGCAAACCACAGCAGACCGGTCCTTCTGCTTCTATGCTTAAGTGGATCGACAAAGAAGGCGCATCAAATGCAGTGACTAAGCTGATTGAAGACATTACAATACGCCACAAATTTGAAGACTGCATCGACATTCCGGAAAATCACAAGTACGCAGTTCCTTACGAATTGTCTCCGACACAACGTAGCGCGTACGACCAGATGGAGAGAGATCAGATTTCTCTGTTGTTCGGCTCCATTGAAAGTGCGGTAAGGAGCAAATTTACTAAAGAAGCACCTACAAAAGTAGTTTCGGCTGTGAACGCTGCTGTAGCGGCAACTAAACTTTTACAAATAGCTTCTGGAGCAGTCTATGAGGATTCTGATACTTACCATCTCATCGATACTGGTCGCTATAATCTTGTTCTTGATATTGCCGAAGAAAGAAAACACTCCGTCATCTTTTTCCTCTGGAAACATCAAAAAGATTATCTTATCGCAGAAGCAGAAAAACGCGGATTAACGTACTGCGTTATAGACGGTTCAGTCAATATAACTAAAAGAAATGAAGACGTTGATTATTTCCAAAAAGGATTATATCGCCTTTGTTTTGTACATCCTCAGTCTGGTGCGCACGGTCTTACACTGACTAGAGGTACAACTACCATCTGGCCTAGCCCCACATACAACCTTGAGCATTATCAACAAGGTCTTAAGCGTATCTATCGAGCAGGACAGACACAAAAAACTGAAACAATCACTATTGTAGCTAACGGAACAATCGAAGATCGAGTGTGGGCAGCGTTACAAAATAAAAGTGTGCGTATGGAAGATTTACTAAGTCAATTGGAGAATACAAAGTAATGAGTGAAGTAAAACTTGTCTGGATTACTCCAGATGCCGAGGATTTGATTGCTTACATGGCACGCGTCAGCAATCCTCAAAATCAAGACAACCCTGATATTCAAGGGTTGATTGCTTATATGCTGCGCATGAAGCACGTATCCCCTTTTGAAATGGTTACTGCTGTCTTTGAAATCACAACAACTCGTGACATTTCACGACAAATACTACGACATAGATCTTTTTCTTTTCAAGAATTTAGCCAGCGCTATCAATCGGTAACTGAGCTACCAGAATGTGAGCTCAAAGAATGCCGTATGCAGGACAATAAAAATCGGCAGAGCAGCTATCCCTCGCATGATGTCGTTTTAAACAACACTTGGGAAAACATTCAGAAGGCTGTGCAGGATTTAGCTATTGCTGGATACAAAGAAGCTCTTGCTATGGGTATAGCCAAAGAACAAGCACGAGCTTTGCTGCCCGAAGGTTTAACAACGACTCGCTTGTATATGAGCGGTACCCTGCGCAGCTGGATACATTACGTCTTAACGCGTTCAGATCCTAGTACTCAAAAAGAGCATAGAGAGATAGCTAACAAAATAGGCGAAATCATGATTGAGCACATACCTACTGTTTGGGAAGCTGTTCGTAGCTAATCACAATGAAATATACCCAGATCGTTACGTTGGATTTTGAGACATATTTCTCAAAAACCTATTCTCTAAAATCAAAGGTGTTAAACACTAGTGAATATATACGACACTCCGAATTTAAAGCGCAGTGCGTCGGCATTAAACTTGGCGACGAACCAGTCAGCTGGTACAGAGATCGACACGTGGATTCAGCTATTCGCAGTATTGACTGGAGCACCACTGCTCTTCTGTGCCATCACACTGCTTTTGACGGTCTCATTCTTAGTCACCATTACGGGGTTGTGCCTGCGTATTATTTGGACACTCTGTCGATGGCCAGAGCGCTTCATTCGAATTCTATTGGTGCTGGACTAGACGAAGTAGCCAAATACTACAAAATAGGTAACAAACTCCCTAACGTATTGACCAAGACAAAAAATGTTCGGGATCTCCCCGATGATCTAATGGTCAGTCTTGGTCAATATTGTGCAGTAGACGTAGAGCTTTGCCATATCCTGTACACAAAAATGATCGAGAACTTTCCAGATAAAGAACTCGATCTTATAGACATGACAACGCGAATGTTCTGCGAGCCTATCCTTGAGATAGATATCCCTAGAGTAGAGAAAGCACTACTTCGTGAACAGAAGATAAAAGAGCGCAAGATTTTTGTATCTGGCGTTCCGATGGAGGTTCTTTCGTCTTCAGAAAAGTTTGCTGCTGCTCTTACAGACTCGGGGCTAGCAGTCATACCTACTAAGATCTCCCCAGCTACAAATAAACTGACCTATGCTTTCAGTAAAACGGATCTCGACTTTATCGAACTTGGAAATAGCCCAGATAAAAAAATACGTCGACTCGTCGCTGGACGTCTTGCCGCCAAATCTACTATTGGAGAATCCAGAGCAATCAGATTCCTTGAAGCAGGCGCGGAAAAGAAAAAACTCCCAGTCTACTTGCGATACTTCGGAGCTCACACAGGGAGATGGAGTGGAGGTAACAAGATGAATCTTCAGAACCTAAAACGCGGTGGCGAACTCAGGAAGTCTATTATGGCTCCAGAAGGGCATGTCATTGTCGTAGCAGACTCTTCTCAAATAGAAGTTAGGGTTAATGCGTGGTTAGCCGGAGATTTAGAACTTCTTGAGTTGTTTAAGACCGGTGTAGACCCATACATAGTGATGGCTTCTCAAATTTACAGCACTCCATTTGAGAACATTACTAAGCAGCAAAGGTTTGTTGGCAAGGTAGCCGTATTGGGTTTGGGATATGGGATGGGGTGGAAGAAGTTCAAAAACACGCTTGAGACTGGGGCTATGGGACCTCCTGTTAGCCTAGATGACAGTGTCTGTAATCGCGCCGTACGTGTTTATCGAAAAAACAGATCCTGTATCGTCGATCTTTGGAAGAAGATGGACGGTGTTTTATACGGCCTAGTTAATAAAAGAAAAGGCTCTTTGGGACCTTTAACATATGACGACACGTGCAAAATATGGCTTCCTAATGGTCTGTACCTTGAATATCCGTTTATCACAGCTTCGTATGATGATCACACAGAAGAACTGACTGACTATAGATATTATGACTACGAAGACGGTGTTAGACGACTATTAGGGATCAGAGTAGATGAAAAAAAGGCTCACCGCATATACGGAGGATTACTTACCGAAAATGTAGTTCAGGCACTGGCTCGTATTATCGTCAGCGATCAAATGCTAACGATAGGGACGAAGCTAAAGGAGAGGGGAGATCTTGTATCTGGACCTCCATACAGGAGAATTGTCACTATGACGCACGATGAAATTGTAGCGTGCGTACCAGAAGATGAAGCTGAGCAAACTCTTTCAATGATGATTGATGTTATGAGCACTCCGCCTAACTGGTGTAGCGACCTTCCTCTTGGCGCGGAAGGAGGATTCGACCGCGTTTATAGCAAATAGGAATACTTGTACACTTACTAATGAGAAAACAAGCTTATGAGCACTACACAAGATTTGTTACAATCACTTTGTGACTTGCATCGAATAGAAAAAGAGCTTAACGCAAAGGTTAAAGCTACTAAGAAAAGCATTGCTCTCCTAGAGCTTGAGCTTATGAGAGCGATGGACAACGACGGTATTACAGAGACCGGCAACAAAGCTATCGGAAAAGTTGTGTTGTCAGAATCTGTCTATCCCCAAGTTGAAAACTGGGATGAATTTGGCGACTACATAATCACCAACAGATATATTCATCTTCTTGAACGTAGACCGGCTGTGCTGGCTTATCGAGAATTACTCAATCTAGGCCGCGTAGTTCCGGGTACACTACCGTTCACAAAACGTAAACTTTCATTCAAGGAATCCTAATACAATGAGCACTGATTTAACGGCTATTTCTAACAACCTTCCCGACGACATTCGTGCTTCTCTTGCAGCGGAAATTGCTGCAGATATAGGTCGTATTGGCTCTACTGGCGGCAAAGACGTTATACGTATTACTAACAGAAAGACGTTTGAGCTCCCCAACGGTGATTCTGTTAACGAGCTCAACGCAGTCATCGTAGATTTTGTGTATCGCAACAAATACTACCTAACTGCATACAATGCCAAAAAGATAGAGTCTCCCGCGTGCTTTGCTATCTCCGAATCAGCTTCGGGAATGGCTCCTTCGCCAAACTCACCGCTGCAGCAAGGCGATATGTGCACGACGTGTCAGCAAAATCAATTCGGTTCTAGCCCTACCGGCGAAGGCAAAGCATGCAAAAACACTGTACTGCTAGCTGTTTTGCCAACTGACGCAACAGACGATACTCCAATCTGGTTAATCGAATCATCTCCAACGGCAATCAAGCACTTTAACTCGTACGTTACTAAAGTAGCTCGTACTGCCAAAGTACCGATTAACGCGGTCACTACAAAAATCTTCTTCGACCCTGATAGTACGTACGCATCTTTGCGTTTTGAAGCCGAAGCTATCAATCCAATCTACGAACTGACAAGACAACGTCGTGACGAAGCCAACGATCGGCTCAAACAAGAGCCCGACGTGTCCGGATTCGAACTTCCGGCCTCAAAGCGGTAATCTTTTCCTTAGCAGTCGCACCCCTTGCCCCGATTCTCCGTCGGGGCTTTTTTATTCTCCTTATGTCCCCATCCACATCACGTAAGTTATTTCATGCTCTTTGGCTTGCTGACGTGCGCTTCTATTTAACAGGAGAGGAACATAAGCCGTATCTTCAAAAATTAGCTACTAAGCACATAGGAGAAACAAAAAGAGAACTTCTTCGTGTTGCTTCTCTGGGAAAGGATATCCCTAAATTTTTAGACATATTTTTCCAAGAGGTACTTGATGAATGACGTAATGGTCGATATAGAAACACTCAATACAGCTGCAAACTCTATAGTGCTATCTGTCGCAGCAGTTCGATTTGATAGATCGAAACTCGATGTGTTCGGAGAGACTTTTCACGAGCACATAAGCATAGACTCAAACATAAAGTACGGCAGAACGTTCTCCGAATCTACTGTACTGTGGTGGTTTGAGCAGAGTCTCGAAGCACGAACAGCTATTTCACGAGCTTCTAGAATTCCGCTTGAAGAAGCGGTACTAAGGCTGTCGAAATTTATAAAGAGGGACGACAGAATATGGGGCAATGGAGCTGCTTTTGATAACGCTATCCTTAGCAGTATGTTCAAGGATGTAGGTATAGAACGTCCTTGGTTATTCAGAAACGACATGTGCTACAGGACTCTAAAAGAGCTGTATCCTAATGTTCAAAAGCCTGAATTCATCGGCGTTGCTCACGACGCTTTGGCTGACGCGTATTACCAAGCAGCCCACACCCAAAGAATATTTGCACGTAAAAATGAGCTCGAAGCCTGAAACAACCTACTATCTTGCAGTAAATAAGCTTCTACCTAAGAGTCTTCACAAGGAAAAAATGCATAATCCGTACAGAGGAGGTACGGCTGACTTTTGGTATTCAGGAAACTTAGATGATCTGTGGGTAGAGTACAAGTACATAGCAAAACTCCCAAAACGAGATGACAGCCCTTGCAAACTTGATTTGTCTCAGCTACAGCTGCAGTGGCTACGTGGTAGACACGATGAAGGTAGGAATGTAGTTGTTATTCTAGGAACTCCGTTAGGAAGTTGGGTATATACAGGACTTGAATGGGAGACAAAGCTAGTGACAAGACCTGACATTATTCAAACCGGATTGACTAAACAAAACGTGGCAAATTACATAAGGAGGAGAACTATGATTACATGAAACTAATCGGGTTGCTGGCTAAAGCTACACAAATAACGAGCCTTACATACAGGCTCGTTTTTACATCTGTGATGCTGTATCAGCTTATCAAGACAGCAAGTAAAAAATAACGGGAGCGTAGGCTCCCACTGGAGCCTATGCGCCTTACTATCAAACAAGCCGAAAACATAGCTGGTAGCCTATCCGCCCCTAGTAAAATGCCCGGATATGGCTATGGATTACCCGCACTCACTTCATGCACCGTGGGGAGTATATTAGCGACAATACCAAACTCTGTCTGTTCGAAATGCTACGCATGTAAAGGCCGGTACATTATGCCGGTGACACAAGCTGCGCAGCTAAAACGTCTACGCGCTGTCACAAACAATCCTTTGTGGGAGCAAGCCATGATTGCCCTTATTTCAAGGAAGAAAGAAAAATATTTTCGTTGGCATGATTCAGGTGATTTGCTCGGGCTTTGGCATCTAGAAAAAATCTGTCGTATTGCCGTGGCTCTACCGGATTTCAAATTCTGGCTTCCTACTAACGAGCACAAAATAGTCAAAGACTACGTAGCTGCTAACCAGCTATTCCCACCTAATCTAGTCGTACGTATCAGCACACCGATGATTGATAGCAAGCCTATCAACTCGTCGTTCTGCACTTCTTCTGTACACAAAGACAAACCCGCTAATGGGTATGAGTGTCAGGCCCCACTTCACAACAACACATGCGGTCCTTGCCGTGCGTGTTGGAATCCAAACATTAAGAACGTTAGCTATCACAGTCACTAGGATTACATACTATGAGCACCTCCAAGAAACAGAAACATCCGCCCATTCTTCAAGCTTCTTTAGATAAAATGATATCGGATTGGAAAACCGAGTATACAAACATTGCTATAGATCTCTGCTGCAGACTTCAGTACATTGACGGAGGGCTTTTTAGATATTACGCAAAGAAACGAGGACTGGAAAACCCAACCACTCATAACCAATGGGTAGCTATGGTAAGCGTGTTACAGAAACTAGGTTATATAGCAAAGACAGACCTGTCTATCAAGTCACGTAGTCCATACAATCACATGAACGCAGCACCCGTGTGGGAAAGTAGATTATTCACCGGCACAAGAGAAGATTGGGATGTTCATAAGTACGATAGCTATGTATCTCTCTATGTTGGTCCTTTAAGGAGACGAAAAAAATATGAATCCTAAACATGTCAAATTTATCGCAATCGCAGACGCAATCGCTCAACTTTCGAAGGATAGATCGACCAAAGTCGGAGCAATCGCCATTGGCCCGAATGGCGAGATCAGGGCTATGGGATATAACGGAATGCCCAGAGGCTGCGATGATACGGCTGAAGCCAGACATGTGCGTCCTGAGAAGTACCTATGGTTCGAACATGCTGAACGAAATCTCATTTATAACGCTGCCAGAGTGGGCGTTGGACTCGAAGGCTGCACTATTATCGTGTCGGGATTGTATCCGTGTATGGACTGTGCGAGAGCGATTGTCCAATCCGGGATTCGAGAAATCATTGCGCCACCTGTGCATACCGACAACAGATGGATGGATATGGCTATCAAGTCTTCTGAACTCTTCAAAGAATGTGGAGTGATCACACATGAATATTGAAAACAAAGCGACAAACTGGGTGCTCATATCGACAAGCAATTACAACGATGCCCTAGCTATCCCCATCGAACAGCTAGAGCAGTTCTTTAACACAGCTGTGTTCATGGTAAAGGGCTACGAAAATGGTGAGGTCACATGGACACCCAAGGATTCATATCCAGCTATACAGTTCATGTCGAGTGAGCAGATGAAGGTCGCACAAATGCGTGCAAAAATGACTACAAAGTAGAAAAAATGTACCCTCGATTTCGGGGGTATTTTTGGTTACACCCGTGCCTCGTAGCCCCTTCCTATGCCTAACCCTACGGAACCCCACACATTTTGGCGAAATGTAGTACTACATTTAGTGTTTTGTAACTAAATTTTTTTTAGCTAAGTTTTTGATTTCTCTCTTTTTTGTATTTTGTAACCTATGTAACCAAAAATTAAGTTATCCGATAGAAAAAAGAGAGGGTATATAAAAAACGTAAAATTCATACTATGGTGGAAAGCGGCTTGAAAAAGTTACACCCCCTGCTGTACGAATGTTTGATCATAGACCACCGAGAACGGGCCTGATTTTACTAACCAGTTCCACATTTGAGTGTCATCGCCACTAGCCAGAGCTTTTACACCTCGTTGCATCTGCCCCAGCGTAGGACCTACAAAGCTCTCCACTCCACTACCTCCTCTAGTCATGTCATCTTTAGCTTCCACAAAAAACTGACCTGTCCCTGTAAGGCCTGATCTCTTAACCCCGTGTTCTACGTAGTCGACTACGCCCCAGTCCTTTTTGTATGGAGGCTCTTCACCTGCATTACTCACCATGTCTTTTATGAAGTCAGCCGCTATCATCCCCGGTACGTAAGCCGTAGCTAGTAGTACAGGTTTGTAGTTCTCGTTCTCCATCTCATGCAACACCTGTTTTGTGATCGTAGCGTTGAAGGCCCACACGAAGTTCTTGAGATGAGCTATCGGAGCTAGATAGGGGTTGCTAGCCCAGTTGGGTAGTTCAGCCGACGAGGGGTTCAGAAGCGCCTGCCTCACAAATTTATCCGTAGCATTACGTAGTCTGGTTTCTATCTCAGCTGCTTCAGCTTCGGATTTACCTGACGCTACCAGTTCTTCTGCCGACAGAAGTATCCGCCCCAGCTTCTTGTCGTACACAACATCATCCACAGACAGCCCTAGCTCCTCCAGATGACGCTTTCCGTGCTTACCGAAGGTCTCGGTAGCACTGCGGTAGAAGAAGCGCTGAGCGGCCTTCACAGCCATGATGGTGTTGTTTCTGATCCAGCCGTTCAGCAAGTTGTACTTGAACAGTTTATCGTTCAGATCTTTAGTCGTACCGCGCAAAGTCACGCCTTCGAACATATTCTGAGCGTTGATGGTGGTTCCAGCGTCTTCGATAATCCCCCAGTCCTCCGCAATCGCCTCCCATTCGTCTCGCGTGTAATCCTTTTTCCATTCCTTAAAGAGATTCTTTATTGAGTAGGAGAAAGTCTCGAAGGCATCCTGCATGCTGTTCGAACGAATGGCCACACCCATGGGGTCTACCAGAGAACTCAGCAAGCTGAACGGCAAGAGTCTGTAGTTCTGGTAGACGCTCAACGCCCCATACAAGTCTTTGAGTTCACGACTCATACCTACTTCCTTATTACCCAGCAGGCCATCTATATAGTCTTTAGTCAGGGCTATTTCGTCGACCGAGGCTCCGTATTTTGAGGATGCGTCAGATACGAGTTTCTTGAGTTCAGATCCGCCCTTGCCATACGAGCGCACAAATTCTGTTTGGCGCACAGCCTGCTTGATGTAGCGCACTACAGTATGCACAGGATCGTCGGTCATAAACTCTCTTCTGTCTTCCCTAGATATGAACCCCAGAGTTCTTCTATGTGATGCTTCTGACACAGGCTCGCTGTTGGTACCCATGATGTTAACCAACTCATCTCCTCTGTCGACATAGGATACGATTCCGTCCCAGATTTCGTTGGGCGTCTTCATTAGCCTCTTCATCTGTGCGACATATTCTGGTTTCTCTAGCATGCGGAAGAAGGCATCCCTATTTTTCATCACCTTCTCAGCATCCCATACTAACGGGTAGTACTCACCGCCATCCGTATGAACACCTATATCTACATCAGCGTCTTTCTGATAATCAAACATCTCCCTAAAGAAGGCGTTGTACTTAATCTGTCTAGCACGAACTTCCGCATCCGCTGCAGGAGTGTCCAGAATCATGGCATTGTGTAACGCTAGCATCTGCTCATCAGATAACCCTTTAAAGATTCTATTCGCCTTATTGAGCAAGCGTTTGTTTTCAGACATGATACGCTGCACCATGCCTGCCTCGTTTCCAGCTTCACCGACGGCGGAGTATCCGAGCTTGGCAATTTTCTCCAGCATCGGATTTTCCATATTGAGCATCCGTTCGTACGTGCTGGTCAGGCCCATATCGTAGAAATTTCCGAGGATCTTACCTATATCCCTCGCCATCTTCTGAGCTCTTTCATCCCAAGGACGATCTTTATCCAGAATACGCTGTAAAGGAGAAGTGCCTTCTCGCTCTCTAACTCCATCTCTGAAGTCTCTAAGGATGATCTCGGCTTTCTCCTCCGGAGTTAGTGCGCCTACTAGCTTCATCAACCATGTCTTGAATCTCTGGAACAAGTTTTGAGTTTGCTGACCCACTTTCAGAAACTCAGGATTGTACATCCAGACTTGAAAGCCATAGGCCGCAGCTTCTTCCGGATCTTCGAGCTGTTTAAGCACCGTGGGTTCGTCCTTGAAGTATTCCCTCAGACGACGCGCTACTAGCCCCCGCGTAAAAGCTGTCGTTAAAATTCGCCGCTCTTCTTTACTGAAGAAGAAACTAAACGCTCCGTGAAATGCTTCGTGTTCCGCCAGCCCGGCCATATCAGTACGTCCTGCTGCCACGTCGATAAAACCAAGTATTGCTACGTCGTCAAGAATCTCCTTTTCTTGTATCTCGAGCTCAGCAATTGCAGCATCAAGCGATGCGTCTGATTCTTTGCCCGGGCGATCACTGGCTTTCTTTTTTCGCAACCGTACTAATTTACGCCTCTCGTTAGTCACTTCTTCAAGTGCGTCGTCGCGAGATTTATATCCTGCTGCTATCCCTTTTGAACCATACATCAGATTATCAAAACGTACGGCTACGCGATTTCCCACTAGCTTCTTAACTATTGCTACAAATTTTTCGCGGGCTGCTTCAGATAATTCAGCTTCTTCAGCTGCTGTCTCTTTAGCTTTCTTTCTCTCGGCCCTTTTATCCGCTTCTTCTTTAGCTGCTTTTTTAACTGCTTCTTCTCTTTCAGCAGCTTCCTTCTCCTCAGCTTTTTTCTTAGCAGCTTCCTTTTCAGCAACTACCTGTGCATCTGCTGCCTTCATAGCAGCCGCCATCTTCTTCAGCTCTCCCAAAAGAGCTGTGTAGTCTGATTTTTGCTGATTCGACAGGCGCTCCGGAGCCTTTAAAGCTCGCTGCAATCTTCTATAGGCTTTGTTCAACCTGTTCCTATCACCGGCTGCAGCGAGCTGCTTGAATCTACGTAACGACCGAACGTAGAAAGAATCCTTATTGGTACTCTCCCTATCTGCATTTGCCATCTCTACGGCAAGATCGAACACAGGAGTAGATCTGTAATTTTTAAAGGCCTTGTCTGCCTCGTCATTACTTGTCTCGCCTTTTTGCGATACTTCCAGATTACTAATTCGCTGAGTTTCGATCCAGTCAGCAACCGCATCTTGCAGCGCAACCGCTTGTTCCTGAGGGCGTAGAGTGATCGGCTCGAGGTCTAGAGCTTCCAGCGTCTCTCGCGCAGCAGTGGCTACTTCTGAGTTTGGATCGTACTCCGCCGCGTTGCTGTAGAACTCTACTAGGTTGTCCAGCTCCTCGAGCGATAGATTGTCACCGAAAAACTCGTTCTTTAGGGCACGCAGTTCTTCCTCAGACTGCCGCTTACGGACATTCTCAGCGAATCCAGCGGTGTACTGTTTGCCCCACTCGTTCAACTTGCCAGTGTTAACTAGGGAAATAGTTTTCCTGAGACGGACCACCGCTGCTTTTTTACGAAGTAAGTCTAGCCGCGCACGCGACTGATTTTTCGGAATTTTAGTAAGCTTGGTGGATATAGTTCTGTAGTAGCTATCTAATTTATTGGTAGCTCCAACAAAGACGCCATTGAAAGAATCTAATAAGCGCTTGTACTGCAGCATGTCCTTAAGCGTCGGACCGCTCTTTTTGCCCGTTTTTTCCGTCTTGTACTTTCTGATTGTGTAGGGTTCCTGATCTTTCACCCTTCTAATTATCAGATCGTCTTTCAGAACTCCTTTTTCTGCGTCCACAGATATGTGGATAGGTTCTACCGAAGAATCGGTGCCTACGTCGATATCAATGCCGTTAGTCAGCAACTCTGTAAACATTCCGCTAAACGCATTGCCAGCGTTTTTGTTTACACTAGCGCCGCTATCGTACTCGAGTCTATGCGCTTCAGAGGCTTTCCTGTACGCGGGAGATCGAGACATGCTAGCCAGAGACATAGGGCTTATGTTCAGCACTAGCTTTCCATTTTTAATCACAGGCTTCTTGATCGCGCTCGTAACCCCGTTGTATTTTTGAGTAAACAGTTTGGCCAGTTCCGCAGCCGGAATAGGAGCTCCTGTTTTATCCAGCGCCGACAATTGGATTGGAATATGAGAGTTACCTTTCGAAGTAAACTTTGCATCTGCAATTACTTCGTTGATTCGCTCCGGAGTGAAAAATGCCCCATGCGGTTTTTCAACATCCATGACATCGCCGTCAGCGTCTCTGTACTCACCCTCGCTATCCTGATAGCTAGCTTCTCTTCCATAAGATGCATCGGATGTGTAAAGAGGGCTTGCGCTTATAAGACTGCTATCAGCAGGCAGCGTCTGCTCCAATCTTTCCTTATCAAGGAGAGATGACTCGCTCTTACCGGCTTTTGCATCTAGTGCAGAGTTGTACTGCCTCTGTAATTTTGCAAAGAGAACCTCTCCATTCTCTTCACCGGTTTGAGCAGCCAGCTTAGATAGCATGCCTTTTTGAGGAGCAGTTAACGCCGCATGAGTGTCAACACCAAGTGCTGCAGTAATACGCGGAGCAATGGAGCTCTTGAGGTTCTTAGATTGCAGAAAATCTGCCACCACCTCGTCGCGCACAGGTTCAGTTATCGACGATGTGCGGTTGGATACAGCTACAGCCATGCTATCGCTGAAGGAGTGATGCGTGTCTGCTTCCCATGCTTTAGCAAAAGCATGCAGCGGATGTTCGGGATCACTCTCAGCCTGACGCATTTGAGCTACAGTACCGTTCTCAGCGGCGTCGGCAAACATACTCAAAATCGTAGTTCTGTCTGCTGCGGGCATATTCTTGATCTTGGAATACACTCCGTCGTATTCCGGCGTGTTGAAGGAATCAAGAATTGATTTGTAGACAGCCTTGCGACTCTCCGGAGTCTGCGTGCTGAACTTACCTGCTAAGTTTTCTACTGCACCTTTACCAAAATCCTTAGCCCATGCAGTCAGATTGGACGCACCCTTACCTGCACTACGCCCCGTAGTAAACAGGTACATCGCCATGTCCTGTTTGAACGAATCTACGTCTTTAGCGCGGAGTGCGTCTTTTAGAATACCCAGTTCTGCATCAGACGAACTGTTTATCTTGTCTAGCGCCCACGCTTGATCCGCAGGGTCTGAAACATTGCGAAGTACATACTCGCCCAGTGTGTCTTTTATGGCGTTGTTGAGTTCTTGACCTCGCTCAATACCAGAAGCAGCAGCCTCACCAGCAGTCTGCAGCGCTGGAGCTATACGAGGCTTCAAGGTTTCATATAGCTCGCCCAGATTGCCAGCGGTGGCAATGGCTTTAGAAATACCCGATACTACTGAGTCGCTAGCCTGTTTACCGACTTGCTCAGGATTATCGCTGAACTGCCGCAGCCTACTAACCACAGCATTGGCGTCAAAATCAGGCTGAAAACTCTGTGCTTGTTGTTCAGCAGTAGTTACTCCGGACGGCTCTCTGTTGGAGGCTGCAGCTTGAATACCTCCAGCTACGCCGCCACTCATGGCTCCACCAACCGCGCCCGCCAGACCTGCTTCATTAGCCTGAGCCAGATCAATTGCCCGAGCAGGATTAGCTACTTTGAGCGCAGCCTGTCCGAGTAGATCTTGTGAAGCTTCGGTGCCATATTCTGTGGCTGCGTCTTTTGCAGCTAGTGAACCTATAGTCTGCAGCGCTGGTTTGACACCCGCGCCCACGCCTGCACGTAGAGCCGATTTTAGTGCCGGAGCCAGAATCGTCTGCGGCCCTACATTTTCCAGAATGGCGCTACCAAGTCCTCGTCCGAGAGTAAGACCGGTTCTTTCAAGAGGCGTTGTATTAGCCATAGCCGCTGGATCGTCCCGCAGCTCCATGGCGGTCTCACCGCCTTCCAGAGGCACCATAGTAGCCACAGCACCTAACGGCCCGCCAGCCAGATATCCAGCACCCATAGCAGCAAGAGAAGGCACTGCTTCACCGGCTGCGCCTGCAATCTTGTTCATTACGCCGCCGAAGCCGCCTTTATCTTTAGCTTCGGCAAATGTCTGGTAGGTAGGCCGTAAGCTGACCGGCATCTCCTCCATGTCCTGCTTGGCTGATTGAGTCAGTTGATTCGAATACTCAGGCGCTACCGATTCGAGCATCTGCCCGCCGAAAGCTTTAGCAGCAGGCGCTAAGCTATACCCCGCAGCTCTCAACCCCGTCATGAACTCATTACCTGACGTTAACGCGTCCATATCCAGCTGCTGGCTCTCGGCGGGATCTACCTGCTCTCCCTGAGCAAGTCGTCCCATTAGCTGAGAGCGTCGAGTGAATGTATCCGTTGCAGGTGTACTTGACGGCAGAGGCGCTACAGGAAAACTTCTGAGTGAATCAACCATGTGCTATTACCCTTTGTATCCAAATTTGCGCAGCAAATCTTTGTCAATACCGCCGTCAGGTCTGCGAGCTAGTCTATCCAGTCGACCTACTGCTTTACCCGATCTGTCTCTTAGTACGGTGTCTTCATAAGTACCATCTCTTGCCGGGATCGATCGCAAGTAGTCCATAAGCGTAACGGGAGTGTTTTTATCGAATACGTCATTGGAGCGTATCGTATCCGGCCTAAAATCACTCGCATTAGGGATATCGTTTGAAACAGGAGCGAGATCACCCATAGCCTTTCTCGCTTCTCTGTTCAAGTTATCCCGCAGATTAATGTTAGGTTCTAAGAACTTATGTACAGTCCTCCACTCCTCAGGCGTGTATGAGCGAATATCGCGCCGTTGGTCAGGCGGTAGTTTTTCGTTCATCGTATCCACATACTGCTGAGCCTGCTGCATATAGCGCTCTGCTGCAACCGGATCTTCTCTGGTCCTGCCCGTAGGCATTCCTTTGGAGTCCATCTCAGGCACAGCAGTTATGCGACTAACCGTGTCTTGCGCTTGCTTATAATTAGCTTGATTACGATCGTAGTTTTGTTTTTCAGCAACAGCTGCAACATTTTTTAGATCTTGATCTCTAGTATATTCGAACGTTCGATCAAGATTAGCTTGGCTCTGCTGTCTTTCCAACTTATGTTTTTGCAGATCGACGTTCTTCATCTGAGCCTCAAGCACATCCTTCATAGATAACTTTCCGTCTCTGACGGCTTTATCAACAGCGGCGTTCTTGTTCCTCTCAGTGATTCCTTTGATATAAGCTTGTCTTTTCTCCGGATTAGTCACTATATCGGCAGCATACCCACTAAGACCTGCCGCTTTCTCTGGGGACATTCCCGCACCAATAGCCTTGTAGTACAAACCATCAGCAATCTCAGCCAGTCTGGCTTTTCCATATGCCTTACTATCATAGGTAGAGAGCTTGTTGCCGTATTTGCCCAGATCATTACCGACACTAGCCAGCCCAGCCTTGATACGGCGCAGGCCTTCAGGGTTATCTGACGACGAAATTGTACCTACCGGAGCGCCGGTATCCTTAGCCGTGAGAGTGAGCCCATTACCGGTGCTTCCTACATTGACGGGTCTGTCAGGCTCTAGCTTGGTGGGACCAGATCGCAGACCTGCTATACCATCGTTGGTCACGAGCGGTAGAGATTCTGCAGCTTTAGGCGTAGCTGCAGGCGTAGCTGCAGGCGTAGCTGCAGGCGTAGCTACCGGAGCTGTACTCGGAGCTGTACTCGGAGCGGCCGCAGGTGTTTTCGTCGCTGCAACTGCGTCCGAAGGAGAGAGAAACGACGACACTTTGTTTCGTGCCTGCCGCGCCGTATCGAGCAGCCTTGAAGCGTAATACCCAGATACTGCACCAGCAGGACCAGCTAGCTTTGCACCAGCTCGGGTAAACGAAGAAGCCAGCGCGTCAGAAGGGTTGTTGAGGTCAACCTTGTTATCTTTCTGTGCTCGATTTACAGAATAAGCTTCGCCAGCTACAGCCAGCGGAGTCAAGACTCTACCGGCTACATCAATCGCTGTGTTGGCAGCCCCTCGTAGACCGCGAAAATTCAATTCGCTAGTAGGCCTACCTGTCCACGAATCTGTGCTAGGGCTAGGGCTAGCAGTGCCCTCCGCAGCAGTGAAAGAAGCTTCCGGTGCAGCGCTAGGTCTCGGAGTCCCGCTAAGTCGAGCTCTGACCTCAGCTTGCCTATCTCGCGCAGCCAATAGATCTCTGGTCGAGGCTGCGCCATCAGGCTCGACATACATTGTAGGTCTTGTAGCAGCGGTGGCTTCGGCCTGTCTCTGGTTAGCGGCCTCTCGGAAAAAATTCATGTTGGAGTCAACAGCGCCGCTATTAACGAACCCCCTCAGGCTACCCAGATCGACAGCTCCCGGTTCTACACCGGTAGCTTGTCGAACGAGAGCGTTGAGCTGGCGCACACCATTAGCGTGGTCATTACCACCGATGAACTTCACCGCCTCAGGATTAAGCATGTACTCACCCGGTCTGACCTTGGCGTCGATAGTATCCACACCGTGATCTTTAGCGACATTCCCAATCACACCGCCGTTCTTGTAGCCCATCTTAGGCACGCGCATAGTCATCTTGGTTACAACGCCGCCTTTTCTGTAGCCCTTCTTGGATTTGCAATTCATAGCCATATTTGTACCTGCTGATTAGGCTTCGCCTTGATAAGAGTAGCTTGTGCTGGCAGATTGGCTCTGACTCAGCCCCGCGCTGGCGTGTAACGAATTAAGTGCTGATGCTGCCTGCACGCCCAAAGATTTAGCTGCTTCTGTAGCCGCGTCGACTCTCAGTTTAGCTTTCTCCATACGATAGTCTTTGTTCTTCAGCTCAGCCTGTTGAGCAAACTCAGCATTAGACAGACTAGCTTTCAATTTGAGATCCTCTACACTGATTCTCGCTCGATAATATTCAGACGCCGCGCCAATCAGCTTGGACTGAGAATCTGTAATAGACGGCACGACCTGCATAGAGGCTGTATACCCGATAGACACAGATCTTATGTACTCCATAGCCGCTTGAGTGGCTGAGTTATAAAGCAGCACAGACTGTTGTACTGCAAACCTAATGTTTTCTATCTCGATATCTATGTTTTTTATAGCCTGTTGTCTCGAAGACTCCGCGATCTTTTCATAGGCAGACTGATTAATCATAAGGGCTTGGTGGGTAGCAGCACCCGGCGGCATAGGGAATCTACGCGCAGCCCATGTGCTGATCGTCTCGTCCACCAACCGGTCAGCTTCCTTTAGGATGCGAGACCGATCTCCCTCCCATATCTGGGTCTGAATCTTTGACGGGATACCAGTACCGCCGTTTTTTATGGTTGAGTACAACCACGACTCTGTTTCTGTCAGGTACGCAGAGTCATCGGGGAAGTACGTAGTCATATACTCGGCAAATTTTGCCGATAGCTGAGTAATAACAGTCGTAGCCAGCTCGTTAAACTTAGCTACACTCGCGCCTTCCGCCTGAGAGGGGATGTTGACCTGAGGCTCTATAACCGTAGGGGTGAAGCCGGTGGTGACAGGAACTACAGTCGGAGCTTCACCAGTAGCAGAAACAGCCTGATCTAAGTAGTTGTTAGACTCGACAGCCTTTTGTGTGCCGTACGCCCACGCTTGATTAAAGATGTCGTCTACATACGGAGCCCATTCTATAGTCGCCATCAGATTCTCCTATCCAGCACTACGGCTGCAAACTCAACGGTAGACAAATCAAAATCACACCCGTCGCTATTATAAACCTCAAACTGAAAGTAATTGGCTCTAAGGCCTTTACCAACATCAACTCGTTGTATTTTAAGCGAAGAATCATCTCTACGTGCAGAATAAATGTACTCACTGCCTTCTACCGTAACTTTTAAATACATGGTTCCGCTAGAAGAGACACCCATGTAGCAGTTGCTTATCCTCTTAAGCTCAGAGCGACCGAAATTCTGCAGGCCGAAATTGACTGAAGATCGTATAGGTAGTCCATCATCAGTGTCGCCTTCCAGAAGATACAGACCGTCGGACTTACACCCGTAGTACCTGCTATCTAGCATAGCAAAACTGTTATATCCAAAATTTTCGTAGGTTGAGTTAGCTTTGGTATCAGCGTTAAGGACCCAGACTTCACTCGTATTATCGAAGAGAGGTACGCTGAAACCAGCCAGAACTGTAGATCTGAGAATAGCTTCAAGGATAGAAGTGCTGCTGAGAGCAGTAGTGGTTGTGACAGCGCTGATTACATTGTCGTCTTTCAATGACTGCAAAGCCATGACAGTCGATATCTGCATATCGCTGTTCATTATCACTACGACGGTGTAATCGTCTATCCACGAGCTGAACAGACCTACATTCGAGTGCAGAGTAGCACTTGTATTCCCTTCGTATGCACTAGCGTAGTTGGTCAGGCTTTCAAATCTTGTAGAGCTTGACCCGTAAACATGATTAGAAGATACAGCGTACATATACCCGAACGAGACAGTTGCGCCGCCTACAGAACCGCTTAGACTGGTAGCAGATATAGTCATAGGTACAAAGAACACATCTGAGATAGCGTAGCTAGGGACTAGCAGCCCTACTTCGATAATAGTCTTCAGAGGTTCAAACGCTGCATACGAGCCGCCATATAGGTAATCTCCGCCTATAGAAATGAGAGCGGAAAAATCAGCTGCGCCTTTGCTCGCCTTAGAACTAGTCGTAGTCAGAGGCAGAAACTGCGTAACGCTATAGCGATAGGCATAATTAGCTGCAGTTGACTGTAGCGGTAAGAAAAACGCCCCATGCTGACCTAGACTGAGTATCTCTGCTTCCGTGCCGCTAGGAATAGTGACAACGCCGGAAGATGCTACGGAATAGAACGATGGGTCATAGATCGTATCGTCTGCAGAATACATTGATACATCTAGGAATAATACTTCTGCACTAGTCGCGGAGCTAACATAGACAACAGACCCGTTACGTTTGTAGCGAATGACTGAGCTGCCGCGCTCGACAGAAAAAATATCTCCGTCAGCAAACTGACCTACATATAATTTCTGTACGCCGTTCTCATAGATTTGGGCAATGCCTCTAGACAAGTACCACGCAAAATTGATGTTCGTGTAACCCGCGTCGGAATCTTCCTCGTTCAGACCTGCAACTACACCCATAGAGGATACAGGCACTTTGAAGGACACGCCGCCGTTACCAGAAATAAATCCTATTGATCTAGCGCCGGAATTCCATCCGAAATTCCAATCAATTAAGAGCTGCGCCGGAACCGCTGGTTTAGCAAGCGTAGGAGGTACGTACTGCTGCTCAGGTATGCGTACGGACACAAGCGTGTCTTTGCAGACGTAAGACGTACTAACTTTATACGAACTTAGTACATAGCCGTAAGCATCCACGGCCTGCAGGACATATCCGGTATCTGCGCTGCCCGGGTCTTTACGGAATACCCACGTTAGCGCTACCGCTGGAGGAGCAAGAGTCTCTTCAAAGGCACATACTTCCTTGTGTTCGTATGTTATGTACGCTTTTCTATACGGTTGCCCGGGGTTATATTCTACCGCTGCCTCACCCGGAACGTAGGTAGTTACTTTTTGTTTTCTGAGGATATTTTGCATAAATCACCTAGTCCAGAGGTGGTGAAACGGACGAATTGGATACCCATGGTGCGCCGGGAGTCGATGCTGCAGATCCTCCAGTTCTATCTCTGAAGCGATTTACTATCTGAAAAGCATTCGATAATTCAGGAGTCGTAGCGCTTATCGTGCTCCGAAAAGTCCATGTATCACCCAGATCTTTACTTATATACAGATTATACGCGCCATCCCAAGCAGGGCACATAATAGTAGACGGGTCGAGCCACGCTACTTGCCCTGTATGCGCAGCAGACCACGGTAGCAATTTCGTGGTCCACGTGTATCCGCCATCAACAGACACAATTATCGAGTATGTATCGTTTGACGCGCCGGGAAAACCAAACTGTAAAACAATAGTGTCTTTTGGCCCCGGCCCCGCGTTGTCTACGATGTACGCTTGCTCTGCCACAGCAGGAGTGTAAGGTATCGTCGATATCAACGTCATAGACGAACCGACTAATTCGTAGACTTCATAATCAGCATATGGAAAAGACGAATAGTTATCTATGGCAGGTATGAGACAAACTACTCGATTCGGCGTCATGGGAAGAAAGACAGATCCATCTACTGTATCAATCATATTGACATCAGATATAGACCGCCCAGTCATGAATCCTGAAGGCAGGAATATCTGAGTCCACGAAGCCCCGCCGTCTGTAGACTTCTGTAGTATTGGAGCTAATGGCGTGGATGACGAACCCAAAGTCCCATAGTGAAGAAGGGGAAGGAAAGCTAGCAATGAAGACGGCTCTATTCGTCTTACCTTCGGCCTATAAGAAGCATAAGTCGAACTTTGGATAACATTACCGACAACCCATCCGCCGTTCTCGAAACGAAGATACGTCCCGTAGAACTTTGAAGTTGTAGCGTTATACAGCGTTACAGATACGCCGAACATTGGGATACTTCGTGACCAACTACTATCGACAGCAGCATCAATCAACTCCCACTGGTAACTACCGTATCCCGATATGAACGTAGAATAAAACGCTGGAATTTGCGTAAAGCGTATGCCGTCACGAGACAAATTGAACGTGAACGTAACAGAGTCGATTTTATACGCCAGAGCGCCCCAACCACCGCCTATGTAATTGAAGTTTGGAAGAGCAAAATCCGACCCGCTAACAGGTGTACGGGAGACACGAAAAAACCTGCCAGCGTATTGAGCCGCGTGGATATAGGATTGTTGGGAAGTGAGCGCTTCTCCTAAAGTGAAGAAGCTGTAGAACTCTTCAGCTTTAGCTTCCGCCTTAGTAACGGACACACTAGATAGTCCTATCCGCGTCGATGCACTAAAGTCTGGACCAGACGCGGTCAGGAAAGGTCTTCCGAGAGTTTCTAAATGCCTAGCTTTAGCCTCTCCGACAGCATGAGGACCATCAAAAAGCTTAGGTTTCACTGAGAACTTCGTAGGAAGAAACGAAGTTCTGCCAGAACTCTGAAATAGTGACTACGACAGTCCCGCTCTTGAAAAGAAACATGTACGGCACACTATTACTGTCGTCACTAATCACTTCTGTCCAAGATGTACCAGTTGTAGAAGCTTTAAGTCCTCGATTTCCATACAGATACGTCGTAGCGATAAGAGTATCGTCTATGCTTTGTAGAGAACAGTTTGTCTGTAAGTCGTAAGCAACAAGTGAGCTGGCAACTACGACGCTTGACCAACTAACTCCGTCAGCAGACTTTAGAAGTTTTACTGCGGCGGTCCCGGAAGGTGTGGTAGGACGCCAATAGAGTATCCAGTAAAAACCGCCAGCATAAGTTACGATATTATCCCCATCCATCAATCGGATATTATTGTAATCGCTGAGCGTATCTAGTTCGGTCGTAGTCCAAGTAGTCCCGTTAGTAGAGGTTGCTATCGTAGTAGCATACACCTCGAACGCATTATTAACGGCTATAAGCTGACCGTTCAGAAAATGAATGCGTGCTGCTGAAAACCCCGATGGTCCCGTCACCGTCCCTTCGCTACTTCCATCTGCAAGATAGAGCATATCTTCGCTAGTTGCGAAAACAAGCGCCCCAGACACACCTGCTACATCATATAAACCCAGTCCAGTTGAAGATACAACCACAGATGTCCACGAACTACCGGTGGAGGATATTAATGCTTCGCCGTACGTAGAACAGATGACGAACTTATTATTGACGTACTTGATTGTGAAGACGTCGAGTCCCGGATACCCCGTGTTAACAGTAGTCCATGTACTACCACCATCCATAGATCTACGTACATACTGACTATCGCTCGTAAGAAGAACAATAGTATCCCCGCTTGCATCGCAAGCTGCTCCACGCAAATAGACATTGGGGGTATCCATCAGTGCGGATGCCCACGAAGCGCCATCAGAAGACGAGGCTAAAAGTCCATTACCGGCGTAGGACTCTACTCTGTCTTGAATTGCGTAAAGCTTAGTCATGGATTACAGCGTCGGCAGAGCCACAGAGTAGTAGTCTATGGTCTGCGTGGCACCACTAGTCAGGCTCACAGAGGATAGATTCAGCTCTGCGCCGACCAGCCCTACAGCTCCTTGAAGACGTACAGCTGTAGTTGAGAGTGTACCGTCATCACTTGAAGCAACGTGTCTGTAGTAAGAGGCCGTTCCAGTGGCGACGTTAACTCCAGACCACACTTCAGAAGTAGCCTTAGACAACACACCGCCCGATGCAGCAGTGTCGAAATTAATGCCGGTGCCAGCACTATTGATCGATATAGTGCAAAGCAGCGTGCCAGTCACAGCAGCGTCGGCGGTAGCAGGTACAGTGCCGGAATAGATTTTGATGAAGCCCGCAGTAAGAGCGGATTTGAGAGATCCGCTGCTCAGCATACTGTTTCGAGCGCCGGTAGAAGTTTTAAAAGCCATGATGATGTTCCTTTATGCAGAAGCCATAGTAAATCCAGCGGTTACGCGCAACACGCTGCCGCTGTCCACAGATTTCGGTGAACCGAATCTAACAACCGATAAGAGAGTACCTGAGGTGCTGCTCTTCGCAGAAGCTGAACTTATAAATCCGCCGTAGACCGTCTTGGTCGCGTTGAAAGTAAATTCAGCCTTGTTACTAGAATTATCAACGCCACCTGCCGTCACAGTACCTGAGGTGAACGTCAAACGCGTTGACGCAGTATAAGCCACGGTCTCAGTAGCGGCGACTGGAAACGTCGCCATAACATCGCTGCTAGTAGGAGTGTAGTTGCCTTCGTACAAACCGATGTACCAAGTGCTTACCTGAGCTTCTCCTTTCAGAAGAACGCCCAGCGTGTGATTAATACCTGCCGTCGGCATTAGATTGGTTACGACTTCGCTGTCAGTGACAGTTCCATCGGCAGATACGACTTCTACCAGATAGGTAAAGCCCGCTTTCATAGTCTCGTTCATAGAACTGTCTCCTTGCGAATAACTTCAGCGTCCATAAACGAGCTAGCCGCCATGACGGTGCTCTGAGGACCAAATAGTGTGGATATCATCTGTTTCAAACCGTCCTGCTCTCGAAATAAAGACGCCCCGCTTACTGCCGGAGCTACGGCTACATTCTTCTCCTGAAGATTCAAAGCCTGTCCGTCTTGTGAAGCTACAACCATGCCGCGCTCTGACATCCACCATACATCGTTAGTATTCGGAATGACGCCGCTAGTACCGTATATAGCTCTATATGGTAAAACCGGATTGAGGTCAGCTCGTGGTAAATCGCCGTCAATCCAATAAGTCTGATCCGCTGACAGATAAAAACCGTTCTGTCTAGGTTCGACCATGGTAATCGGCTCTGGGAACGGAATGTAATTCTGAGCCGGATTATACAGGGAATAAGCATAGGGCTCTGAATAGAATAAGAAATTTCCAGAGGCTACTAGCAATCGACCATTCAGCAGTCGAACTATGTTCCCCGCAGGCGTAGGAGCTAAAAGAAACCCAACAGGGCGTGATTTTTGATCAGGTAGAGCTGAAAAAGTCAGGGTGCTAGAGCTGACAGTCGCCGCTGCATAAAACTGATCTCCGTTTGTACCCGTCATGTATACAGTGGTAGCATACCCGTCGAGTAGAGGAATATCCTGTAGTTCTATACGGCTGGTGTCAGAAGAAACCTCTATCACGATAGGCGTCGATGTTCCGCCTTCCTCTCCAGAAGGCAACTCGTGCGAGACCGCAAGCTGGTATCTGCCAGAAGGAATACTACCTTGAGTGCTTTGGACAGTGACACTAGGATTCTTACACGGCAGAGGGATAACAGCCGGTGAAATAACTCCGGAAGAGCTTATTCGAAAGAACTGCACACCGTTGGACGCGTAAATATCCAGCGGAGTCTTGCAGTAAGAAAACCCAAGCCCCGGCGTAACGGAGGCCAATACTGTCGGTGAGAAGGAAGACGTAACACGATAGAGCTTATCGTAGTCTACATAGAAGGCAGCGTCATCGCTGTAATCGCTCCAGAACGAATGGCACTCCCCGCCTGACACAACTTTGTCAGCTCCTTTACGACGCTGCAGGGTACCCGCATCTGTGATATCGACGTTGGCAGCGGCAGTGACGAAGACACCAGAGGCTTCCGCGCTATTCATCCTGAGCTTATCAGGAGGAAGTCGGTTATTGACTCCGAGAATAGAGGCTAGAGAAACAGTAGGAACGCTCACTTGCCGTCGAACCAAGTGGCGATCTTATCCATTCCAAACAAGGAAACGATCGCTATACCAAAAGCTACAATCCATTTAGCTGATTTACTTAGCTGAGCCAGCTGCTTCAGTTCCTTCAACTCTTCTTTGGTAAGAGCCTCTGAAGTATCCAAAACTTCCAGTGAGTTGCGATCTGTCATAGCCTTACTTCCTTGTTAAAACTATGGCTAGCAGACTAGCGACACTCGCCCCGGCTTCCGCGATTTTTAACGTAAGCTCTGGATCTAGGTTGATCCCTATTAAGGTCATAAGTCCTATAATTCCAGCCCACGTAGATGGGTCTTTGAGGGAGATCGCTATTTTATACATTCTTAAATTCTCGCTAACTGAAAATGCATGCCGTCCTTTTTAGTCCAGTCTCCACCCCAATCAAAACCCGCGTCTTTGAAACATTTCACAAAGCCAGCAGACATGGTTGGTTGTTTTCCAAACCCATTCCAAGCGGCGTTAACATCTATGGCGATCCCCCAAGAATGCAGGGAACTGCTTGATGCACCACGTTTTTTTCTAATGTTAAAGCATCCGTCCCACGTACGCAATTCTTTAACGTTTCCCGTAGATATCAAGTTTTCAAAGGCTTTTGCCAACGGAGCAATCATATCTTTGTTGCAATATATCCGCTTAGGGATAGATCCAATCTCCAGCTCTGTAGGCACATCCCACAAGGTCATATGGGCCTCAGACTCAGGAGCGCCGTACTTTTTCAAACACTGTTGTGACGTAACCATACGAACTCCCGAATCATGAAAGGCTACTGCCAATAAAGTTAAGCAGTGGTGGAATGCGAATCCTGCGTTATCTCCGTACTAGAAGGAGCAGCTTCCGCTTGCTGCTTAATCTTCATTATCAACGGGAACACACCCGTTTTTGTTGGTAAGTCACCAAGTACAGTGATAATTGCGTTTATTTCTTCGACAGTAAGGGTCAAATGTATTTCGTTCATCTTCTTAGGTGATTTGGTTAGTGTCAGTAGTAGGTATCCACGACGGGGTTAGCGACTGTGAACTTAGCCGCGCAACACGCTGTCGTTCTATTTGCTCGATAACACGGTTTTCGAGGTCCCTTACTTTATCGCCTAGAGCTGTTTTTGTCCATGCAACGGCCTGTTCACTAGTCACCTGTTCGAGCGGAGTAAATCCGTCAGGATCAGTATCACCAAGTGACGCACCGCTCTGGATGAAAGCCTGCAGGTCTCCGTCTACTCCCTTAATGTCGAAATGCGTTCGGATAACGACGTTAGAAAGGTCATCTTTATTTATTACTTCAAACCGAGTGATGATCCACTCGAGTGCGATAGCCATGTGTAATCCTCAAAAATTAGGCCATTAAGACTTTTTTCCACGCGCCATTGTATACATAAAAGTTGTTATTCGTAGTGTCGTAATACATAGGAACGCAACCTGATACAGCAGTTGGTACGCCAGTAGGTGCGCCAGCCGCAGAAGGTATGTAGAAAAATCCGTTAGTCATAGCTGCCGTTCCAGCCGTACCATAGATATTACCCGCGCTGGATACAGTCATTCGCACGGTATCAGCGGTGTATAGCAAGAGACTCGAACTCTCTCTGTTTCTTACAACAGCTTCGCCTGTACTTGCCAAACCTATCAATAGACCATCGGTAGCCGTTGTACCCGTTCCTGAAGTAAGGTACTGGGTGTAAGCATTACTGGCTTCATACACTGTATGCACCCAGTTTCTGATGGTGGTTGTACCAACACTAACAGTAGAGCCGTTCTGAACAGCCCCGTTGAAACGATTCGGTGCATCGCCGTTAGCGTAAAAATTGTATACCTGACTAGGCGTCACTGTCCCCGACGCGGTGATAGCGGCGAAGGTAGCGGTAATCGAAGATCCGTATGTGAACTGAGTGGCGTTGACAACCGTCACGCCCATACTAGAACCCTGTTGATTTACTCTGACCGTACCAGTTCCCGAACCCGCACCAGTAGCCGTAAAGCTCACTCCCACAGTGTTCGAACTAGCGCCTATAAGCGTGAAATTGGTAGTCCCGACGGTCAAAATAGTACATGTAACTCCAGACAACAGCGCTGTAGCATTCGCCGTTAGTGGTACTGTTACGCGCTGGCCAGTGGTTAGACCGTGAGCGGCTGCGGTGGTAATCGTGACGACAGTACCAGCAGACGCTACCGAACTAACCGAGGAGGAAGCTGTGCCTCCGGAGGTAAGACTTACTGAGTTGGCAAAAAAACAATAGCTGGTGGTGGCGTCTAAGGCGTTGCAATAGTACCCCCACTGAGTGTTTATAATCAGCCCGCCACTTGTATTACCGCCTAAGTTCCCTAAGTTAGCATGATAGTGGTATATCGTACCGCCTGTACTCGACGCTGCTGACTGGATGGTCGGACTAGACGAAAATGCATAGGCGAAATAGTTCGCGGCTACGCTCACCGGCACCAGCTGCGTGTTCCTGATCCCGTACCTTGTGGATGCCCCCGTAAGATCTTTAGAGATTAAGAGCGTCGTACCCGTAGATGTAGTATTTCCAATCCCCACTTCGCCCGTGCTATCAATCCTAAATCTTTCAGTATTAGCTGTGTAGACCTGAAAATTTGAAGACCCCAATCGCAAAAGTAAGTTTTGCGTAGCAGCACCTGTCTTCTGGGCGAATTCAAATGAAATCCCAGCATTGTCATAAAGATTTACGAGGTTGCTCTCCGCGCTACCAGAGGTTCTATTCCAATAGACAGCCATTCCGCCGCTGCTATCAGAAGCGGGCAGCGTCGTTGTGTTATGCGCTCCTATAACCGAGTATCCTCCCTTTACGTGCAGTTTGTAGGACGGAGCCAACAAGCCAATTCCGACATTACCATTAGCGTCAATAACAAAAGGCGAACTATCTGGATTGGTATCGTCTTCAATCAGAAGAGCATTGCCAGCGCCAGTCTGCGTGATGCGTAGAGCGGCAGAAGTTGAAGAGGTGCTTACTGTTACGGGGCCACCAAAATAGTTGTCAGCAGTGCCAGCAGCGTAGAAATTCCATCGCCCTGTGCCGGAGGCTACAGTTGAATAGAATCCGAAGTTGTTAGTGCCGTTCGTTAGCGGATCGCATTGAAACCCGAAAAGATTCGTTATGATAGACCCAGCACCTTTTGTGCCTTGCGCCGCACGAAAGTTTTGAACCGCGTTAAGCGTAAACGCTGTTGCTGCGGTGTTTATAGTAGATAGGTACCCGACACCTTCAGCCGTAACAGTGCTACCGTAGGTGGGCGTATTGTTTATATTGTAGCTGTAGGCATTCACCGGGGAACCTGTTATATACAAGGTTCCGTCATTTCCGGGTGTCCTACCAATCCCCACCCTACCCGCGTTATCAATCCGCATCCGCTCCGTAGGAGTAGAAGCACCATCAGCCGTTGTGCTGAACACCAGCCTTCCGGGCATGTCGTTGGTGCCGGGAGTGCCGTCTACTGAGGATACTATTGCGGCTGCTTGTATATATGCAGTGCCATCGTACCCGAAAAATTGAGTGTCCCCAATCGAATCTCCCGATACGACTACAAGCGGAGATGCGTTTGTACCCCTTGCTTTTCTAAAGGAAACAACTGACTGATTAGCGTCGGTGCTGGCGCGTGTAAGTTGCAGAAAGTTTCTGCCGTCAGCAACCAAATTCAAGTTTTCTGTGGCTGTCGTTGCCCCAATAGCAACTTTTCCGCTTGCATCAACAATAAACGGCGTGCTATCAGGATTTGCACTATCCTCAACGACCAAAGCATTGCCAGCGCCCGTTTGTGTGATGCGTAGGGCATCTGAGGCGGAAGCGGCTACGACGTTTAGTCGCGCCCCCGGAGAAATAGTCCCGATTCCCACATTGCCAGAAGTGTCGATGCGTACTTGTTCAGCACCGCCCGTGTAGAACGTGATAGGCAGGTACGTGCCCGCACCGTAGTAGTCGGAAGTCAGACGAACATCGTTATCGGAACCCGACACGCGCAGATCAAAGTACGAGGCATTGGTCAGAGTCGAGCTGTTGACGCCATAGATACCTGAAGTGCTGCCAGTGCCGTTAGGCATGATCCCAACAAGCGTAGTGCTGTTAGCCGTTGAGGTTTGGAACAGCAGGCGATTGGTTGCGATAGGGTCACTGAAATTAGCCTTTATCCTAGCGCCGGTACCCGTGAACGTCAGGTCTCCTGAGATAGACGCTGAGGTGAAGTCGATAGAGTCAGCGGGTTGAAGCTCTTCAATGGTATTGCCGTTCAGGACTAGGGGGTAACGAATTGCCATGTATATTCCTTGTTAGGTCGCTGTGATTACTGCTGTCGTGCTGGTGGCGGGAGGGAACTGCACCGTGAATGTGTTGTTGGTCGGCATGTATGTGCCGCCGAAGTTGAGCACCGCTACCGCTGGTTTGCCTACGGCTGAGTCGTTGTAGATCATAGCCCCTGCCGCAGAGAACGACGCGGCTAGCCACACGGAGTCATCAAAGTCTACGAAAATGGTAGTCCCCGCTTGACCGACGCTTTGACCTGTTAAGACATTCCCGCCTGTAGTGTATCCACTGCCGTTAGGCACCTCACCCGTGGTGCCCGTGTAGCTTACCGTAGAAGAGTTCAGATCGGCGCTAGCCGTGTATAAGGCAATCTTGAATGTGTCTCCGCCAGTGGCGAAGTTGTGCACGCCTTGGAATAGTTCGGATTTGAATGTCGAAACAATACTTTGGGTAATAGCCATTACGTCACCATATCCCTGACTTGCCCTTTACGGTATGTATCACCTCTATTCTTACCATCACCCAACTGTTTCAGTTCTGCCATAGCTTCTTGGAATTTGGCTTGATAGGTTTGAATCAGTTCAGGCTCGCCTTTGAGGTAGATGTACGCTTCGACTAGCGTACCCCAGAGCAGCACATTGGAGAAGTTGACTCCCAGCCAGCTCGTCCCTGCGGTTACGATACTCGGTGGGTAAGCGTAGTAATTTACGTTCAGCGAGTAGACGGCATTAGGCGTCGGCCCCAGCGCTATTTGAGTTGCGTCGTTCAGCGCATAGGTTGTGGGAAGGCCGGTAGTCGCTGGAAACGGATAGGCTTCTCTGATGTAGTTCACATCCTTGTTCAGCAGGTATACGTACCCCTCTGTAGGGCTGATGACGGCTACCGAGAACATAGACAAAAAGCCAGAAGGCAGCGTTACATACTGATTGCTTGCTACGGTCGATAGAGTGGCAGTCTGCCTAAACGCAGGGAGCTGGACGCTGTTGTTTACTATTACCTCGGTGTTCTGAACAAACACAGGGATGTTAGCGACGAACGTAGGTTCGTCAACTTCTGTGAATTGCTGTATGGCAGTTCTAAGGCTAAGATAGTCCATAGCTAAATCTGTCCGACTAAAGAATAAAGACCTTTTATTTTATGCGGTTTTGTTATAGCGCAATGGATAGTCTCTCTAGTCACACCAAAATGCGCTGCTGCATGTTTTCTGGATATAAATGTTACTTGAAGTTCTGGGCAGTACACAGGCTTGTATTTTGCCCTAGCCGTCCTATCCCTAGCCTCTTTTGGTTGTGGTTTCTGTAAATTCAGTAGTAATTTAGCCTTAACCGCTGGATCGCTGACCGCTTTTTTTATCCCTTCTATCCGCTTGGCCCGCACATTCTGATCGCCCCATGACTTCTTAACGGTTTCAGAACGAGACTTTAGCGTGCGTCCTTTTTTCACATGCCCTTCCCAACGTTTAACCCCACCCTTGAATTGTATCAGCTTTTTGCCTTGCTCCTGCTTAGCCTCTAAAGAGACAGCAGCGGCCATTTTAGCTATAGTGGTCGCCCTCCATTTAGGATCAGCCCAGCGCTTTTTAGCGGCGTAAGAGCGCTTTGCGCGTAACTCATAAGGAGTTATTCTAATGGGACTACCCGCACCACCTTTAGTCATGTTGTAAGCGGGGGCCAAATCCGCTATCAACGCTACTTCAGCAGCATCAAGCCCATTTTTGTCAAAAGCTATGTAGGCTTCCACTATGCTAAAGGCACGCTCGCCATAAATGCTAATCGCTCTACTAATGTCAAATTTGGGTTTTTTTGCGTTTGCTACATGCGCCCGCCATCTAGCTTTTACAGGCTGGATCGTCTGCCCCACGTACTGACAATGGGTGATTCGATTAGTCAAAATATAGACGCTCCCGTACCTCATATTTTAGCCTAGTTTATTGCTGCACTTGGTGCCTTTGGTGGCTGCGCCCGTACCGCGAATCTTAACCGTCTTGGTGTTCGGTATGTTGTTCGGGTAGCCGTTACCATGCGGCTGCGGTACGTCCTTGATGCCGCGATACTCTTCAGTACCCTCAGTGTGCTTGCTGGTGTCGTATTTAGCCATTAGCGACCTCTTCCAGAAGATTTCTGATTCATCGCACGAGACATGTTCTTGCCGAATTTCTTGCGATCCATAGAAGTCGGGCCACCTTTCTTCAGACCTTTCATAGACTTCTGTTTGTCGTGCTTCTTATCCATCGGGGACTTCTCCCAGTCACTGAAAGACATCTTGTGTTTCTTCGCAAGCTTTTTGTCCTGCGAAATGTCTTTGCTGGAACCTTCCCACATATCTTTAGCCATTTCAATTACCTCTAAGTAATTTTAACAAATACATCGTTCAACGTAAAATCAACCTGCTGAGTATCGACAGGATTGAAAGCAAAAAACCCACGGGAAGCATTGAGGTTTGTATCGGGTCTTGGATTGCGTAGTGCTTGCGGATCATCTGCGGCCTTACGGGAGCCTATAATACCGACCCAGTTTTGCGGGTGGTCTATTTCCCAGCACTCAGGACAAACCCTCTGGTTTATGATCTTGCCAAGGACTACGTACGTTTTGAGCTTCGGTAAGTCGTATCTGAACCCGCAACGGTCACAGAAACCAAACGCTCTTTTCTCACTGGCAAATCTGCCGCCCATTTACCAACCCCTGCCGCCAACGTAGCCGATATGCGGGATAAACCGCACCGGAGCGCGATCTCTGTCTTCCTGCGCGGCTAGGTCATACGCCTCATCATACAGCTCTTTCAACGCCGCAATACGATCCATAGCGTCAGGAGTCTTCAATGCCAGATAATAGGCTAACCCTGCGATGAGGGCGGGCGTAAACCTAAACGGTATATCCATTGTGTTAGCACCTGATTGTCCTGCATCTTGGATGCGACGTAAGCGCCAATAGACAAGAGTGTAACTATTATCACTAGCAGTAGGCCATATTTTAACGTGCGGTATAGGAGAGACTCGATCCACATAGATTTGTATAGGTCTTCCGGTAGCTAGCTTATTGGGGATAGATGCGTAGGTCGGTAACGCAACTCGGGCTATCTGAAGGTCAACTTGGTTCGCGACACTGCCGGGGTTCTGCCGAATTACATGCTCAATGATGTCTACGGTATCTTCAGGTAGGTTGTACTGCACAGTGCCTGCGGTCAACGAGATTTGTCCCTGCTCTATAGTCCAGAGATTGAGTCCTTTGTTGGCCCACTCTTGAAACAATAGGTTGAGGCTGCGTCTTGCTGTGCGGAACTGGTATCCTGTCCTGACCTCGACTCCGCATCTTTCAAATGCTTCCTCGATGATCTCGGTCATGTCTGGGTTCCACGATGCCGTACCTGATGTGCTCATGTCAGCAGTTCCATGCTCTCAAAGATTTATTGATGCGGCTGTTCGGGTCTTTAGCAGTTTTCGCAGAAGTGTTGACTTTCTTCATGCCTTCCATGCGAGCGCAGAATGATTTCCTGCGGCTGGCGTCCTTCTTGGTTTTCGGTTTCGGCGCAGGGGGTTTCAGGTTCATACCCTGAGCTTTAGCGCTAGCGCGACCCTTTGCGTTGAGACCACCCTTCGGGTTCTTACCTTCTGCTCTAGTCCATGCTGGTGACTTAGCCATTATTTCTTCCTCGCAGCTCTCATGTTATCAACGAGATTCGGATACGGACGCCCTGCTTTCTTAGCCATAGCCTTAGCCGCAGTCTTCTTAGCCGAGCTTAGTTTCTTTGGCTTGTCCAACCCTTTCGGTCTTGGTTTGTCCCAGATTGCTTTAGCCATTAGGTTTGCCCATCGTTCTTAATGAGGATCATACCAAAATAAGAGGATACTGTATTGGTACCGCTAGATGTGATTGCTCTAGCCTCTATGTCAGATTTCTCTGGTATAGCAATAGGATAAGGAAAGTCATAGTTGACCTGCCCTGTGGCAAACACTGTTACGGCTGATGTTATGAATGGCGAACCTTGGTTGCTAATTACCAATCGACCCGTAACATACCCAGCACCAGTGTCCTGCCCTGATAACCCGCCTACTCTGAAATAAGCCGTGTAGCCTGCGGGAACGGTGTAAACTCCTGATGCTTCTTTGTTGAAGCCGGGAGGAACCAATTCGTGCACAACAGCCGGTACGCCTGTGGTTACAGTACCAGTGCCTACATAAAGCGTGCCGACGTTGCCGCCATTTACGCCCTTGTCAATGACCGTGACCCCTATTACGCGCAGGTAGGTCTTAGTCGTAGCTACCGCTGTTTGCCCTGCTAGCGTGACCTGCTCTGAGATTGGGTTGTAGTTTTGATCCAAGCCTTCAATCAGAACAATGTGTGCACCTGTACCAGAAGGGGATGTGTCGTTAGCTGAACTCGATGATACAGTCATCGTTGCAGCGGTAGTCCGGTACACGCGGGCAGCGGCTAAATTCCAGATGGGGATTAAGGCACCGTCTACTACTGTAGAGTACCCAAACTTATAGACCGTTGTGTGCCCTGTAATCTGCCCACGAGAAACCTGCAAGTCGAAAGGCTCGTAGCGCCCAACTCTTGAGATAGAAGAAACAATACTTCCTGATGCCATTATCGGCTACCTTTGTTGAGGTCTTCGCACAAGCATTGCGTTAGGGTCGCCTTGAATTTGCAGTCCTTGTGGAGACATGTATTGACTGAGGCTGGGTGGCTTCCCCCACTGTTGTAGTGGGTTCTGCATTTGGTCGGCAGGATGACCGCCGACGCCACCATCGCTACCGCTTTGGTCAAACCCCATTTCTACAGGTGGGTATGGCACTCCAGTATCCGGGCCGCCGACGTTTTGCACAGGCGGTACATTGTTGTTCAACGCCGGAGGGTTCGGTTGGTTGGGTTGCCCTTGCTGTGGGTACTGCATGAAGTTCGAGTTGGGCGAAGCGAAATTGTTATACCCCGATTGCGTATTGAACTGGGGCATAGGGTTCACTTGCTTACCGAACTGCAATGGCGCGTTTAGCGGCCCGCCCCCGGCGTAGCCGGGGGGTTGTTGGGCCTGTCCTTGTGGTTGTCCACCGCCAGCCATTACCGCATCTTCCCTTTGCCCCAACCCTTCTGGGCTAGGCCAACACCGCGTGGTTTACCACCTTTGCCTTTTTCCATTCCCTTGTTGCCACCCAGCGACGCGATACCGCCTTTCTTCAGAAGCTGGCGAGCACCGAAGTCGTGCATCCCTCTGACTCCCGCAGGAGGCGGTGGAAGCGCTGTAGGCGTTGTAGGCGCAGTAGGCGCTACCGGCTTAACAGGCGTTGTAGGCGCAGTAGGCGTTACCGGCTTAACAGGCGTAGTAGGCGTTACCGGCTTAACAGGCGTAGTAGGCGTAGTAGGCGTAGTAGGCGTTACCGGCTTAACAGGCGTAGTAGGCGTTACCGGCTTAACAGGCGTAGTAGGCGCTACCGGCTTAACAGGCGTAGTAGGCGCAGTAGGCGTTACCGGCTTAACAGGCGTAGTAGGCGTTACCGGAGGCTGCGGAACAGGAGCCGGAGGCTGCGGAACAGGAGCCGGAGGCTGCGGAACAGGAGCCGGAGGCTGCGGAGCTACCGGTGGCTGCGGAGCAGGAGTAGGTGTTGTCGCTGTAGGCGGCTTAACTCCTTTCCTTC